AGACAGAAAAACCTATTGATACTCTTAGCATAAAAGATTTTGAACAAGATGAGTTGATATCAGGAATGTTAGGCAATACAGAGTTTAAAGTGCAAGGAAGTAACGATGCAAGTTTTGACTCTATAAAAGGAGGTGGACTCGGTGGTCAAGATTATAGATTAAGATCAGCTGTAGAAGTAAAAGGTGGATTCTCTCAAGACTTATTAAAACTTCAATATGGAGTAGACGGTTATCAATTTGAAGGTAATAAGATTTTGAAATTTAAACCAAACGATCATTATACAACTATTTATAGAGCAGACGGTGGTCAATTAGGAAAAGGCGAAGGTATATGGGAAAGGGATTTCAAAGTTATAGGTACTGCCTTTGCTTGGAAAGGTCAATTTGATACCGGACCCGCTTTGATTGTTGACGGTGTGGATGAGAATGGAAATTCTGTGGAAAATGAAATACAAGGTTACAGAACTGAAGGAGATAATCCTGCAACAGCAAAACCAACTTATGTTGTAATGCTTAAAGATGAAAAAAGTGGTTCAATTATTTACCAAGAAATAGACTATTCAACATTACCACAACAAACACAGTTGTCAGGTATATTAGAGGGAAGAAACGACCTATCAGCTGCAAGAGATGAAAGCGCTGAGAAACTAAATACAGTGAACGCTATCAAAATGAAAGAACAAGTAAGGGTTGAAGGAGTTCCTACAAAAGATTTTGAAATGGACACAAGTATCTTTAACGAACCATTATTTGTCGCTCAGGGTGAAGCTTTCAATCCAGAAAACCCAACAGAGGGAAGACGAAGACACGATTTAAGACAAGCCTATTATATGGCTAGTGCCGATTTTGCTCAAAAATATGGTCAAAGTCAGTTAAATATAAATGAAGCTGTTGCCGGAAACGCTTTCCAATCAGCTTTAGACCAATTAGGATTGAAGACTATATTCGCAAATCCTAATATTTCTGATTCTATGGCTTTAGATTATTTAGAAGATGCACTTAATCAAGGAGAAACAGACCAAGAATTGATAAAACAAAATATGATTTTTATTAACATGTTAAAAGGCTATATTAGTAACATAAGAAAATAGAACACCATGCCAAGTATATTAGATCTAATTCAAAAAAATTCTCAGGAAGAAAGCCGTCAAGGTCAAGTCGATAATTCTTTAAACCAAAAAAACAACCTACAGGTTGATAAAGAAGAACCGCAAGAACCTGAAATGTCAGAAGGCCAAAAAGCCTATATATCCAAAGGCTATGGTTCTCAAGACCCTGTTGCAAAACAAAATCAAGGCAATACCATAGAGCTAAATCCTGAAGAAATTGAAGCTGGTAGAAATGGTGAAGGACAAGAACCAAATCAAGAATTAGGTCTAACTCCTGATGAAATAGCACAACAACGTATAGCTCAAATCTATACACCTTTACAATATGAAGCAAGTAAAAATGTTTTACATGATTCTCCTGAAACATGGACACCCGAATATACTCAAATGGGTTTCATTACCAAGACTGTAAAAAATTTAGGGAAAGGTATCGGTGAACAGGTTGTAGGTGGATTTGGCGATGTCGCACAGTTCCTTAATGGTCCAATCCCAAATATGGATATAGCCGAAGGGAATGTAATATCACGTTTCTTTCAGGATATTGGACAACAGATGTCCGATTCCATGGGAGAGGTTTATATGCTTCCTGAGATAAGAGATCCAAAATTTAACTTAAATACATTCATGACTCCTGATTTTTGGTCAGGACATGCGGCTAAACTTCTTCCTAATATGTTGGAGTTTATATTTCTTTCTCATGGTGCTTCTGCTTTAGCTAAAGGTGGAGCAAAAAGAGCGGCTAAAAGATATGCCACAAAGAATGCAGGTAAAGTTGCTAAAAAAGGAAGACAAGTATCTGAAAATATAGTCGAACAAGTAGCCAAAGGAGCTGACGAGATATTGACTGAAATCCCTAAAACGGGTAAAGGAGTTCTTGGAAAATTACTTACCACAAGAGGTGGTCTTACAAGTTTTGGTGAACAGGCCGCTCAAATGGTCGGTGGTGGTTTTACCATGAATACGCTTGTTGGTTTACAGAATGCTTCAGAGCTTGTAAATACAGAAAGAGAAAACGGAAATTATACCAATGATGAGATAGCTGAAATGGCAGCACTCACAATGGCTCACAACATGAAATGGATGGGAGTTGATATGATTTCTTGGGGAGTTACTTATACCAAAGGAACAGGTAGAGGAACAAGAGCTATAAACAAGCTTAAACATAAAATAGTTCCTAAAGGTAATGCTTCAGGAAAACGTTTCTTTGGAAAAGATCAACAAATGATTATTGGCGCGTTGTCTTTTAACAACAGAGTTAAACCTGTTACCAAAATGCTTAAGCGAGTAGCAAAAGCTGGTGGAAAGCCTTTATTTGAGGGAACAGAAGAAATGTTCCAAGAAACTTGGGAAGAATGGTCAAAAAAGAGAGCCAAAGAGCAAGTCTCAGGCATATCTGATGGCTATGATGAATCTTTAGGGGGTTACATGGATTTCTTTCTATCAAAAGAAAATGAAGCCACTAGAACCATTGCATTTGCTTTAGGTGCTATTGGTGGTTCAATAGGTAATACTATGAACTATATAAATAAGGCAGCTGAAGAAGAATATAAATTAGCCAACAGAAGTGAACTTATCAAGCATCGTGTAGCTGATAACAACAGAGGTGCTCTTGAAGTACAGCAAACAGCATTAAGAGAAATTCTTATAGACAATATGCTTTCTGAAGATGCTATTGATAACGTAGAGTTTATCAAAACAATGGAGCAATACGAAACGGTCACTCCAGAAGAAGCTGAACAAATGTATGCTATCAATGAGGAACTTCAAAAAGATTATGCCTCAGCTGAAGCCATGAACATAAAAGGTAAAGCTACCTTTCTTCAAGCTAAATCAAGAATAGCAATCAACAAACAAAACATTGATACACAGCAAGGATTGTTCAAAGAACGTATAGCTGGCATCAATGAAGCAGTACAAGATCCACGAGCCAAAGAAAAAAAGATACAAGAAGAAACAGAGGCTCATGAAAAGTTGATCAAAGCACTTCAAACAGAAGTTCTTTTTGACGAACAGAACATTGAAAATATCATTCTAGGTAAGGAAGCTTTTGAATCCAATACAAAAACTTTAAGAGATGAAAATGGTAATGTCATAGCAGTCAATTTAGGTAAAGAAGCTTATGACGATTACTATAATAAGACAAACGAAGAAATCTTAGCTGAAGCTAGAAAAAACAGACCCAAAAAAGAAGAAAGCAAATCTTTTCGGGAAAGGTTAAAAAGTTTTTTTAGTAAAGAAGAAGAAAAAAAAGGTGAGAAACCTGAAGATAATATCAAGGTCTTTAAAGGAATGGGGGATATCTTTAATCAGAATCCCGAAAGTGAAGAAGGACTAGGAGAAGAATACTCCGAATCCGTACAAAAGCAAGAGCCTTTAAGACAGTTTACGACTTCAAACATAGTTGAAGCCGACAAGGCTTATAAGGATGCTTTTGGCAAATCTGCATTGCCAGAGAATTACGAAGAACTATCAGCCGAACAAAAGAAAGCGGCAATAGAAGAAGCCAACGCTTCAGTAGATAATTTTAATCAAAGGCTTACAAAAGAAAAAGCCAAATACACTAAAGAAAATAAGCCGGCCACAACAGATGAAACAGATGATGGGTTTGAAGCTACTGAAGATAATGAAGAAGCTACAGAAGAAGCTCCTATTGAATTAACCCAAGAGCAAGTAGAGGATATTCAAAAACGTTTTAATGTTAGCATAAGTGAGAACAAAGATGGTTCACTTAATATTTCGGGAGATGGCGATATCAATGGAGCAAGTAACGCTATAAACAAAATATTATTTCCAAACGGACAAACCGATGAAAGTCAAGCTGAACAAAAAACAGATCAAAAAACTGAGCCAAAAGCTAAGCCAAAAGAAAAAACAGCAGAAGAAAAAGCTGAAGAACAAAAATTAATTGAGGAAGAATTAAAAAACATATACAATGAGAATGTTTTAAATACAAACACTCTTGAAGCCAATCTTATAGAGGCTATATATGGTTCTACTAGCGACGAAGAAATCACACAAGATGAAGTCGATGCTTATCTTTCTCTTTCTAAAATGGAGCTTACTGTAGGAGTTACTAATTTAGATAGAGCAAGAGTTTTGAACAATCATTTAAAAGCTTTGTTTCCTGATCAAAAAATTCAGGCTTATGCTTTTAGAAATCTTGTTTTGGCATTAGGCGGAGAACAAGCATTAGGTTATGCTTTAGGTTCAGCTATTCTTATTGATGACAAAGTTTGGAACCAAGAAGATATATACATGCATGAATTTGCACACATTTATTATGCAGCCAATCCAAATTCTGAAGAAGTAAAAGAACTTATTTCAAAAGCCAGAAGAAACAGAAAGCTTATTCAAGGTCTTTATCAGGATTATAAAGACGACATCAAATATGAATATACAAGTGGTCTGAACAAAGGAAAAACGTTTTACGGGAGAAGTAAAAACAATACAGATCTAAAGTTGATGTTAGACCAAAATCTAGCTAAGGAATTACCTGAAGAACGACAAGACATTATTTTGGAAGAAGCTTTTGTCAATATGCTTCAAGGACCAATGTCAAAAAAATACAGTAAGTATTTTGACTTGAAATCTGAAAGTTTAAGACAAGCTCGTGCAAAAACTTTTTGGGGAAGGGTAAAAGCTAGATCGGAAAGAGCAAAATTGACCAACAAAAGGCTTCAGGAAAAACTAAATGAAGGCACACCAAATACGTTTAGATCCAATGAAGAAAGGATAATGAGCAATTTTGTGGAAAGCATGAAAGGGAAAGACGTTACAAGTGTTGGTCGTCGTTCTGCTGGTAGGTCTTACAGTATAAGACAGCTACAAGGTCAAGAAAAAATAAAGGAAATGCACAACAAAGAGGTCAAAGGTCTAAGAGCTTTGGGAACCCCTTTGTTTGATGCTGTTGCGCAAGCTGACCTTGCTAGGGAACAAAAAGCTCAAGGTGTTTATGAGCCTGATGAAGATGGACCAATCATTAACATTGATGAAGACGAGCCTATAAATCCAAATATGCAAGTCGATGATGATGCTCTTTCTTTAGTTGAAGAAGCTGAAATCAATCCTTACGAAAAAAGATATGAGTATCAGGAAACGCGAATAGCAAAAAACATATCTTATTTTATTGAAGAAGAAAATAAAAGGGAGAATCGTGAACGTTTAAAATCAGCTGAACAAGGTATCCCTAAAGGCAGAAGAAGTCCTTACAAATTGAAAGACTTTAAGGATAAGCTTACCCAAATGGCTGTAGAAGAACCATACTATGCTGAATACGTGAGAAGTCTTGTTGAATCAGAGAACGAACAAGTTAAAAGGTTTGTTAAGTATATGCAAGACAACAACAGTAGTGATTGGGTTTCTAAACTAATATCAGCACATTTCATTTTTACCAATTCAGTTGTAGTAAATACTAAAACACACATGGTTGGCGAAAAAGGAGATTATATTTCCAATATAGGTCTTTCAACAAATGAAGCTTTAAATATTGAAAACATATCAGGTCAAATCATTAAAGATGAAGATATTGTTGCAGAGGCTATAAACCGAATCAAACAATCACAAGATATTAATGTAGAGCTAACTCCCGAAGAATCTAAAGCAATCATATATGCTTACAGTAACAGTTATTTAGAGCCTGACATAATGATGTCTAAAGATACTTTAAGAATAGACGGAAACAACTATTCTATAGAAGGCGGTATCAATTATGCTGTAAAAAAAGGATATCTGGACGTTCAAGAAGATGGTGATTACTTAAGATTATCTCGAAACACAAGATTTATAGAAGTTTTGACTGAATCATCAAGACCTTATAGTTCTTTAAGTGTCATTGAAGGACCAAGTGGAAATATGATGAGTTCTCGTATGACCAACTTTTTACTTAATAAATTGGTTGCTGAAGTCAATCAGGACTTATCACAAATGAGTCGTGATGAATTTGTCAAAAAACATTCATTAAGACCTAAAGATGCACAAAGAGCTATAAGAGATGCGAAATCAGTTGGAACAAAATTAGGTGAAGCTTATTTAGGTTCAAACGAATTAGCGGCAAGATGGTGGGATAACTACCATAATTTAGGAATAAAGCCAAATATCACTATGGATTTAGGTGATATAAATTTGATCAACAATATCCGTACAGATTTCAAAAACTCTACAGCAAGACAGCAAATGTTAAATGAAACATTAGCGTTTTTGAGCAATTATCAAGAACAGACCTATGATGGTTCTATGGATATTTTTGGCGATTCATCTCGTAAGTTTGGATTGAGTGTTCCAATGTATAAAGAACAACTCTTTAACAGAGACAATACACTTACTGCAAATGGAGAGGTATTGTTAAAAAATGCCTATGGTATTTATTTGGCAACAAGAACAAAAGAAGATAGTCCTAATTATGATGATTTCATGAGACAAAATCCTTTGATTTCTTATGATACATTTAAAAATGGTTTTTATAAATCAGTAAAAACTTGGAAAGAATATCTTACTAAAAATGCTGTTGATTTTTCATCTGTAACCCAATTCAGAAATCTTTATAAAACAGATAAAGAAGGAGTGGTTCTTCATGAACTTACACCAATGGCAGAACAACAAATGAATGAGTTCTTATATAATAGAATTATTAACTCTTTCAATATTCAACAAATGTTTAGACCAGGTATCTCTTTAGATGCTCGTGTAAAAAGGAACAAAACTTTAATTGCACCTGTAATGGCTCTTCACAAAAATTTGAGACCTGAAAAGATATTTGTTCCAAACGAATACAAATACAGAGACGGAAGAATGGTTCAGAATGATTCTGGACAATTTATATTGAGTTCTGTTGGTGATGCTATCCGAAAAAGAACCAATGGCTCTTTGGATTTAGGTCATGGGTTTAAACTTTATTCAGGTGCTATTGAACGTGACAATCCAAATTGGCAAGGTCAGTCAATAATGATGAAAGGTTATACAACTGAACTTAATGACGAAAACACAAGACCCGGTGGTTCACAACAAGCCCACAGACCATATTATGAAATATTAATTGCTCAAAAAGAGAAATTTATAAAATGGTGGAAAGAACAACCACAAAATGAAGGGAGAGATTATATTGAAGAAGATATTTTTCTTGAAGATCCAAACTCTCTTAACCCTGTTTACATGGGTATCATTACTCCCGTAACAGCAGAAAAAGCCGAGTTGCTTACAAGAAAAAACATTGAAGGTATCAATGCTTTTGGAACATTAGACCAACTTGGAACTAAGACAGGTCGTTTGGTTTACGAGAAAATCCTTGACAAAATGTACTATTCAAAAGGACAGTACATAGGCACAAACGGTTCTAATTTTGGACCACAACAAGTCATGGATAAAGAAAACAATAGAGCTAAGTTTTCAATTCAAGCTATGAGTTCTCCTTTAGTGAACCAAAAAGGCGATAAATTAAAAAGAGCTTTAAAAGCACAAGAGTATTTAAGACAACAAAAAATGAAAGTATTGAGAAAGAAGATACTTTCTAAAATTGAAGGCCCTTGGGATCAAGCTTTCACAAAGCTTATCATTGATACAGCAAATCTTAAAGACTCCGATGCTTTCTCAATTCTTCAGTTTATTGATAAAAACATCAATGCACTTCCTTATTCCCCAGCAACGGGAACTTGGTCATTAGACCAAATAAGAAAGCTTATCATAAACAACGGAAACAATCTTACCGTAGATGGAACTTACGGACAGACCATATCTGATTTGGGATATACGTTCACAAATAAACAAGGAGAGCCTAGATTTAGTGCTAGAGGTGATTCCGATGGAAATGCTTTACAGGACAGTACCGTAAAACGTAGAGGCAGACTACAAGGGTATCGCGTTGGTATTGATGGTAGAACTATTGCCTTTGAGGGATTGTTACCACAGTCTCAACAGAAGTCAGGGGTTAGGGCTAGAGAGCTGTTTGATGTTTCTACATTGGGGAATGCCAAAACTGCAAAAGCAGCCGTTACAGCGAAGCTAAACAACGATAAAGAACTTCGTAATGAATTAGGCTTTAGAAAACAAGTTGTTGATGAAAGAACAGCATTAACAAAAAAAACAGCTGAAATTTCTAATTATGGAACGCCTAAAGTTGCTGAAAACTTTGAAAACCTTTCTGATTTTGTGGAACAATTCAAATACTATGATGAAGATGGAAATGTTGCCGGATATTACATTCCTGGTGAAAATGTATTGACAACAAGAATACCGCATAACGGACCCGCATTTATGGGTGTTATGGAAGTTGTTGGATTTACCACTTCGGGAGCTTCGTCTATTGTAGTTCCGTCAGAATACAAGAATATCATAGGTTCTGATGATGATGGTGATGCTCTATTTGTTTATAGAAAATCACAAAGTGAATTTTACAGTGATTGGAATAAGGCTTTTGATATAATGGTAGACCAATGGTTGTCTCCCGAAATGAGAGAAACATTAGATACTGAATTGGATTTTGAAGAAGATACAAACTTAAGCCTTGACATTATCAATGCAGAGTTAGAATCCAATCAGCCTCTTAAAGATTTGATAGCTACTTATCAAGCTAGTGAACAAACCGAAGAGGATAAAAAAGCCTATAAAGAGGGAAGAAAAAATGTAGTTAAAAATCAAGAATTCCAAATACCTTTTGGAGTTGAGGAATTTGAATCTAATTTCAACAATTCTGTAGTGTCTAGATCAACTGTTGGTATAGCTTTTCAAGCCACAAGGGCAATGAACCAAATAGCACCATATAGACCAAGACTACACGTTAGAAGTAAAGAAGGTGTTGCAAGTCCTGTTGAAATAACATTAAGAGGTGGTCGTCAAGTAGGAAGACAGACTTCAAAAGGACTTATAACAGATAGAGGTTCTGGTAAAACTTCAAGGGTTCAAAAGAATACAGTTCAAGGAAACCGAGTTTTGGATAGTACCAAAAACAAACATGCTGACGGACTTTATTACAATCCAGCTACAATTATGTCAGCTGTTATTTTGGAAGCCGTAGGTTTCAGTACTGAAGCTGTAGGTCTTTTGATGAATCACCCTATATCCAAAAAATACTATAGTGAATTGCTTGATAGTAGAAATGGATATATTCCAAGACAATCAGAACAACAAGTGATCAAAAAATTAAGACTTGAAAACAAGGTATTAAATGAAGAATACTATAAAAATAGAGCGTCATTTGAAATACAACTTTTTAGTCCTAAATCACCTGAATATCGTTCTGAAGCGAATGAAGCTCAAATTATTCAACTACTTTCTTGGCTACATAAAGTAAGTAATGATTTTTCTAAAATCAATAATATTACAAATGGTCATAAGGATATTAGTAGAAACCCTATTGTTCTTGAACAACAAATCGATGCTTTAAAGAAGTTTATAAACAACCAAGATGAAACAAGCACGATAATCTTTGAAGAAAGAGAGCCTGAATTAAGTATCAGTAACAATCCTGAGCTAAATTCATACTTGGACGTTGCCCAAGAATTTATAAAAATCCAAAAAAGAATAAACCTTGTTTTTAACGATAATGTTAGAAGCGTATTGGACTTTGTAAAAGCTGAAATTACTATTGGTGATTTAACGAACACGCAAATAGAACATTTTACAGAATTGTTGAAACCGTTTCTTTACAGTAGATTTTTGGGAATTAACAATATTCCCTCAAAAACAATACAAGCAATGTTCTCTAAAAATGGTTCAAAAAAACTTAATATCGTTCAAGATATTAATGACTATTTTGAAGAATTGGAAGATGAAACATATAATGACACTGGTTCTGACAATGCTCTTAAGCGTTCAGTATTATGGAATGATGCAATATTGAGATCTGGCACATCTATAAGCTTGAAGCCGGGCTTTATAAACAATGCTCTTACAGCTGAAGATTTAGCCTATGTAAGAAATGAGTTTGAGCAAATGCCAAAAGAAATCCAAGAAAAGGTTATTCTGTATGATTTGGTCATGAACAAATGGGAGCCTGGTGAAAAAAACAAATCAATGTTTGCACTTTTCCCTGTTAAAGTTCAAAGACAAATCAATGACAATGCTGAAGCTTTTCAAAAATCTCAAAAAGATGGATTGAAAACTATACCTCAACGTGTACTTGATGACGTTAATAGCATTTTAATGGATATTGAAGTAAATAGTGATAATACTAATTTAAAGAAAGTATTCATTAGGGAAAGTAAGTTGGACCAAATGGGAACTAACAGAGCCATTATACAAAGAATAATGGAAGCCGATCCCGACCTAAGAGAAAGGTTGGTCAACAACAAGTCTAGTTTTGTCTTTGAGGTAAGAACTCAAAACAAAAAAAACGAAACAGTCAAAAAGGAAATTTATAAATATCATCCACATCTTAGTGGAACTATTTCAAATGACCCTGACTCGTTCAAGGAACGTTTTAAAAACCTTAAACGAATAGAAAGACTTGGGTTGCCAGAAATTGACACAAGACTTATAACTATTCAAGATAATCCTACTACAGAAAACAAAATACCCCTTTTCAGTGAAGTAGTGGAAGAATCTAAAAAAAAAAGAATAGGTAGAGCCTATGTAGGCAATAGGGTAGGAACAGAGTATTTCCATTATCGAATGTTTGATCTTCTTTCAAGAGAAGAATATGACAATGCTCAAAAGTATTCTGTTCCTGTTTCTGAATTTAAGAAACAACAACTTTTCGAGAAATATGAAGCTGTAAAAGAAAGAGCAAATACATTTGCACGAAAACTTACACCTCAATATTTAAAAAGCCTTTCTACAAACGAGCTTTTGGAACTCTATAACCAATGGGGAAATGAAGATATAGTTGCCTCAGCTGTTGTTCTTTGGCCTGTAACAGAAGAAGCTACCAAAAGATATTCAGCTGACCAATCAAGATTGACAGACAGATATGAAGATGGAAAAGACAGTGCTTTTCTTAAATCATGGTTTCAAGCAAATAACATTGATAGCAATCACCCAGCGACACAAGCTGCGGCTCGTAAAGTCGAAACAGAATTCAAGAAATTTGTCAATGAGAGAAAAATATATCTTAGAGAAATCAATGCTATTTCCAATAAGCTATATAAAGAAAAGCTAGGAATAAACAGAACGGGATATAAACTGATAGACAACATACAAGCTACGTTTGTCTTATTGTTTAAAAACCGTAAAAATGTCTATGACAAACTTTATGGTGGAATTGTAGAGACAAAATTTGGAACTGATAGAGAGGGAAGACCTATTAAACGTATTCGTATGTTATCTGACAAAGAACTACAAGCAAAATTAAAAGCTGGTCAGATCTCTGCAACAGAATATGAATTTGCAAGTACATTTAAAAAGATAACAAGGGAACTTCATCCCGCAAAATCTTTTGATTTCAATACACGTGGATTTGTTCCGGCTATTGCTCCAAATAGACTTGAAGCATTAGGCTCAAGAGGTTTATTGGGAATGATTACAAATGCCAAAGAACGTAGCCAAGCTGTTCACGATGTCTTTATGAATTACAATGGAAACAAAGTAACTTTTAAATACATTGAAGACGAATTTAGAAATCAAGGTGGAAACAACTTTTCTAAAATTAAAGAATATGTGGCACTGAAAGCCAAAGCAAACAAATTACTTAAAGCTGGTGTCAATGAAGATGGAAGCCCAATAGAGTCTTCAAAAGTTCATACAAACACGTTGTTAGGACAAGGAATGGTAAACCATTTTGCGGGAGAAGGATGGGTAAGAGCTGAAGACATGCTTTCCATGGACTTGAATAAAGCTTTGGTTGATTTTACACATTCATCGTTATTTGTTACAGGAAACAAAAACTTTGAAGGGTTTAATAGACTGCAAATGCAAATCGACGGTCTTTATAATCACAATATTGCAAAAGGATATAATCAACAAGCAAAATTTGTAAAAGGTGTCTATAAAGAATATTTCTTAAAAGCAAAAAAAGAAACAACGAAAACCGATAGGGTTATCGATGCTCTTGTTAGAGGAAACCTTTTATATATTATGGGGTGGAAGCTTGTAGCTGTTGGGAAAGGAGCTTATATAGTTGGAAATGTTATTGTAGGTAAGTACAATAATATTAAAAATGAAAGCCCTATAAATTGGGTAAAAGGAGAGAAACGCTTTTGGGGATTGAACCCTAATGGTCCTTTTGGAACAAGAAAAGCGGCCAATGTGCTTGACAATCTTAACTACATGGACATAAACCTTTATGACAATGTAAACATCGAAAGAAATTCAGGTCTTGATTCAATTATGGCTGACATAGCTATGATGCCTATGCAGTATTCTGAAAGATGGATTCAAGGAGTTCATTTCTTAGGATTGCTGACAGACGAGCAATGGAATAAATTTGATGATAATGGAAATTATAAGCCTGGCGTTGATCCGTTGACCAATGAAGAAATTGCCGAGCTTGAAAATGAAGTGAAGAATGCACATGGTAAAGGTTATACACCTACTGACCAAAGATTGATCCAGCAGTACTCTTGGGGTAGAGCCATGATGCAATTTGCTAGATTTATACCAACAATGTACCATGATAGGTTTGCCAAAGAAGATATTGATATATACGGCAAACAGCATATCGGTAGCTTAAGAGTTGTTGGCGATTTAGTTTATAAAGTAGCAAGTGGACAGATAGCCCCTAAAGACATTCCAGCTTTTAGGAATAATATGACTCCTGAAATTCGCAAACGTTTTGATGCGGGTCTGAAAGGACTTGCTATGACTTCTCTAGCAATGTTTGTAGGTCAAGCCTACAATGTAGAAACTGCAAATGAACTTACAGGTGATGCCAACTATGTTTTCAACACCGAAAAGCTTGAAAGGAAAATTTTCCCTTCTTTTGCAAGAACCATAATTAATTTATTTGGTGGATTGTTTTAAATAAACTGTTGTTAAAAAGCCCTCTAGTTAATTCTAAAGGGCTTTTTTGTTTGTTATATACTAACAAGTTGAAGATTTTCTAAACATTCTTTTTTGATTTCTTCAGACATTAGTTCAGGATATTTAAACTTATTGCCCAAAGACTGTTCCATAGTGGTCGTTTCATCTGACCAACCTTGAAACTTATTGTCAAATAGAAGAACATGTTTTTTGGTTTCAAGTTCATTCATAATGAATTTTAAACCCATAGGTGTTATTCTCCAAACTCCACTTGATTTTCTTATATCATCTTTTTCTATTTTTTCTTCAAGAAATCCCCAATGTCTTAAAAGAGTCCAATCGTGATTGTTTTGAAATCCTTGTTCTCTTAAAAATGATTTGACATTGACATAACTGAATTTGTTATATTTCCAAATCTGATATAATGTTATTGCCATACCGGAATTAAGTTTCCGTTTGTAGAGTTTGACAAATTGACCACAGCACTCACAATGACTGCCTTTAATAAAATTAATCCTTAAGCTTTGTTTAGCTTCTTTTAATGTGCGTTCCATAATTTTTCTGATTTTTAAAGGTATTACTACCATGATTAATAATTGGTTCCAAATAATATTAAAAGTGATATAATAATAACACTAATAATAAAAGAGAATAAAACATTACTTATTTCATGTCTCCAAAGTTTCTTTATTAATTTTTTCATATCTATTGTTTTAGTAGTTAAATATTTCAATAATAGCAATCGTTATAAAACTACTTAAAAAGATAAAAGCAAATATTACGCTTAATACAGCAGATATATCTTCTTCTTTTTTTGTTTTACATCCATTTGCACATATTAAACCAAATGCCATAAATCCCATCGCACTAAATAATATTATTAATACAAGTATATTTTCCATATCTATTGTTTTAGTAGTTGAATAATTATAAATATTGGGAAAAACAGAGGTATTACAATATGTTCCATAAGAACAACTACAAACCTTTGTTCTTCATTTTCTGCAGGATAAGGATATTTACAATGCACATAATATCCATAAGCTTGTCCAAGAACAATATAAAGTATTAGCCAAATCATATCTATTGTTTTCGCTTTTTTCGAGACCTAATATTTTCAGCCCATTTTGTTAGTTCATCGCTTACGCCAAAACAGATGCGTATCCAATCTATTGCTATTTTTAAAATGATTAAAAACATTGCAGAACCTATAATAATTAATGCGATTTGAATACCTATCATAATTATTTGGATTTGATTTTTTCGTATAACTTCATATATAACATCATCAAATGATATGTTAGATACTTTTGGTCAAAAGGAAGCTCAGCCGACCTTTTTAATTTTCTACGACCATCAGTACCTATAAATTCTAGTTCTATCGTTACCATACTGTTCTTTGAAGATTCAAGAACGATAGGATAACATTTAATTCCTTTGGACAAGCATACGCTCATCGCTCGGAACTCTTCCTTGCTAGGACTATAATTGATTTTCATTTTATCAATCAAATGATCACTTTTGCTTCGCACTATAGGTATTTTTAAGAAGGTTTTCTATATAGGTTTTTCTTTTCAAGACATATTGTTCCATGCTCTGAATAGGAAACCTAATTCTTCTTTGTTGTCCTCCGCCATCTGTCAAAAGATAGCGTTGAGGAACAAAGGTCTTGCAAAACAAAGCCACAGTATAACCTGCTCCAGCCATAGGAATAGGAATGACCTTATTTATATATCTACGATACCTTTCCCAAATAATCCTTTGTTTGATAGGAAAAGAAACCGCAGAACTGACCTTGCCCCCTTTTTGTTGAACAGCCGAAATAGGCTTAACATCTACATAAGAGACAACTTCAGGAGGAAAACCCTCTTTCAATACCGATTGGTGTGCTATAAAAACAGGCTTTCCAAACGAAAATATGCTACCCTCAAGCACCTCTTCATAAAAAAGGTACTCCGCAGTTGTTGCCCATACAATGATATAATCGTAAGTATAGGTTATCTGATTGAACAGATTAAAATCCTCTACTTCCTTTTCCTTTCGCTTAAATCGTTTATAACGACCATAAGTTGCCGGACCTATAACAGAGATTGTTTCGGGCTCTCTCTTATAGTATTTAATATATCCTGCTTGCTGCATTTGGTTTAGCCACCATTGAAAATAGTCCTCAATAGTGTTGGTTTCCGTTTTTTTAGCCATATTCTTAACTTAAGTAATCAGTTGCTTTTGTTTGTAATTGGGTTAAATAATCAATCAATTCTTTCTTAATAATCCCTTCTCTTGGTTCTGCTGGGTTCAGATTTGAAATGCTTTCTATAGCATCATCAAGAATATCTGAAATAGCATTACTAAAGTAATCAGGATTTTCCTGAGTTATTGACGGAGCCACAAAAGATATCCCCGATTCATTAACTTCAATATCCATTAGATCCACTGGCTTTGGTGGTGGTGGCAATGGTGGAGCTGAAGAAAGGTCAGGCTTAGAAAAAGCCATTTCCAAAATAGCAATAGAACTATCTATATTTCTATAGAATGTCTTTTTGATTTCTTCAGCTTGGTCTTCCAACAACAATGCAATATCATCATCATTAAAAGTATATCCTTGAATTTTAAGCTCTTTTAAAGCCTCTATCTGTTTTGATAAAGCTTCCTTTGAAAAGGTTTGTGCTTTCTCTACAGCATCGGGAACAAAAGAATTCAGTTCAGCATCAATACGCATTTTAGCGTTCATACGAGCCATTACAAGTTGTTGTTGTATTGTTTCGTCTGATAACTGCTCAATCTTTTCGATTGTAGCCTTGTTCTTTCTGTCCTCACGCTCTTGTTTCAAACGAGCTTCTTCTTCAATATATGGCTTAAATTCTTCCAATAAAGCCTCAAGAACATCTGTAGCTCTGCCTACAAACGTCTTTTCTATAGTATCAAGCTTTTTACCTGTTTCCAATATTGGTTTCTTTAATGCTGATTTAGCACGCTTGGTACTTGCCCTAAAAGATTTAATAACTTTTGAAGCGTCCTTATACTGTTGTATAGTTTCCGGATCTTCTTCATTGTATTTAATATCCTTGAAGCCTTCAATGGTTATCATTGTTTCTACTAAAGGATTGAACAGTTGAAGTTTTTCAACATTCAATTCCTTGCTCAAATCCTTTATAAGTTTTTGAGTCGGTAACGATAGGTGTTTCATAGATTTCTCGTCTATCACCGTTAATTCTAATGTTTCTGACATAATTATTTCTGATTTTTAATTAAACGTAATGTATCAAAGGCATGTTTGTATTTAGAAAGAAAATGTTCCCCTCTATTGCCTCTTAATTTTAATAAATTCCAAGCTTCTACAAAACAATCCAAACCCTCTACGAGTCCATGATTCTTCATATAGGCTGTTAATACAGTGTGCCCCATAGTCTTAACATTTATATTTGTTAATAAATTGGCCGCACCTACTGGTCCACAGGCTTTTAAACCGCTTATGTTATCAACACTGTCACCTGTTAACATTTGGGTCATTAGAAAAGAGAAAGCATCTGCTTTACTTACCTCTAAAAACCTTTCTTCTTTAATGTCAAAATGAGTACCTGGTATCTGTAAAAGGTCTTTATCCTTTGACCAAATAAAGGTTTCTTCATCTTGTAACATTGAAAGAACATCATCAGCTTCCAAGTCTTTGAACTGTAGTGAGGGAAATCGTTCCCTAATGTATTTGACCACTTCTTGCTTATCTAAAAGCTCTTGTGGATATTTAGGAACATAAGTCCTATTGCCTTTATACTTTTTATCAAAAGCTATATAGCTTCTGAAAGTATATTCAGCGGGTCCTGAAAAGCAAAACAAATAACCTTTAGCTTTTACCGTATTCAAAATATGGTCTATTCTTTCTTTAGTGAATTTGTGAACCATATTCTCATAGATATAGGCTTCCTTGTTATTTTGAGCTTTCATTACACTATCGACAACCAAATATTTGATATAATCAGCATCTACAAGTGCAATCTTGTCTGTCTCGATAATCTGTTTTGTTGGTGCAACTATTTCCATCTTTTGTTTTTATATATTATGATTTCAAATACAATAATCACTAAAGGCCATAACAGAACATCTACAAAAAACATAAGCACGTTGTACCATTGTTTATTTGTATCGACAGTCGTTATGGAGTGAAAATAAAGTCCACAAGCTACATACAAGAGAACTATTGTTATAAATCCATTTATACTTACCATGGGCGTTTTTTATTAAAATAATAAAATGGTTTCTTTTCTTTCTTAACCTCTTGTCTTTCTACAACAGCAACCATTTTTCCTATTGTAAAGATTTGTTTGCTCTGAAGTTGCTCTCGATTCATCAATGCAAAATATCCAACTATGGACATTGATTGAAAAATTCTCTGTCGTTTTTTGGATTTTGACCAAACTCTACCGAGCTGACCTACCAATATCATTGAACGTAGCATCATTTTAATAAAAAGGCAAGAGCCGAAACCCTTGCCTATTCTGACTTTATTAAAATTCAACCTCATCTAAATCCTCACCTTGTGAAACCGGTGGTTGTGGAACCAAAGGAGTTGGTGGTGCGAATTGTGGTTGTGGAACAGCTTGTGGCTGTGGAACAGATTGTGGAGCTGGTGGAACTGCTTGAGGTGCAGGTGGAACAGGTGGAACAGGAGCGGGAACTACGGGTGCTTCAAAACGAGCATAACCGTTGTCTACCATTTGCTGAACAGTCCAATTACTGTTTGCAAGTTGCTCTTGCGTGTACTCATTACTTAACCAAACTAATTTTGGTCCAGCCTGTGGAACTGCTTGTGGCACCGATGGTGCTTGTGGCATTCTTTGAGCGGGTTGTGGAGCACTTTTAGGTATTTGCGGAGCTGAAGGAGTAGTAGTACCATCCCATTCAGCTTTTGGTGCAAATTTACCACCTCTTGAAGCATATTCTTTAGCTTCATTGCTTTCCATGATTTTATCTCTTATAAAATCAGGCAACTTACTGAAAGTTTCAGATTGAAAACAGTTGCCTTGTGGATCTATAAGAAATCCAACCAAGTCATTGTGACGTTTAATCAAAGACCAATCAATAGCATACATCTGTTTTACATGCTCAGTTAAACCCTGAACAGTGGTAATTTTGTTGTAAATCTTTGTTGGGTCTTTTTTAGACACTTGGTCAACAATATTAACCATTACTACTTTGCCCAAGAATTGACCTATGTCAAATCCTTTAAGGTATTCATGTGGTTGAAGTGTTCTACCAAGAATGCCATCGGCAATCTTTTTAAGAGTAGATTTTTCAGCCATTTGAAAAGTCGGTTCCATACTGACTACAGTAGGGCGTGGTTCCGTATCATCAACATTAAATAACTGCATCTTTAGAGGAAATTCAAAAGACAATCTCAATAAGTGAGTGGTCTTTTTGAAATGCTCATTATAATGCGTTCCTAAATCAATCATAGAATATAAGATACCAACATTTGGTCCTACTTCTAATCTTTGTACGTCATCTCTTCTTTTGCTCATTTGGGCAGGTGCCGTCATTGCAAATCCATTTTGGGGCGTCTGTGCGCTTTGTGTATTCATAATTAAAGTTTTATAAATTTTTCTAAAAACATTTTCTTGTCGCGTAAACTCACCATAAAACCTATCTCTAGGAAAAAATATGAGTACACGCTTATCTTTCTTTTTTTCTTTCGGATACTAACTGTTTGGTCTATTTCATATAGTATATCTATTAAATAATTAGTAATTAACTCATAAGCTAACAAATAGCTGACACGCGTAGAAGTAGCCGTTTCAGATACGTGGTTGATAAATTCTTGTTGAGAGAATACATCAGATTCCAAATATTCTTTAACAGCATCTCTATTAGCAAATTGTCTTACGCTTTTGCTTTCAAAAAACTTTATGTAGGGCTTAACACTCTTGAACATTTAATAAACTGTTTTGTCCTTAAGTTGATCAGCCATTTTCTTTGAAGGTCTAAAGCTTAAATAAAAAGACTTTTTGCTCATTTCTGTTTTACCTGTTTTTAAATGCAGAAAAGGTCTGGGCTTTCTAATTCTTAATTTAAAAATCCCTATTTCCCTTAACGACACCTCACAACCAAAAACCAATTTGTTTTTTAGTCGCTTTGTCAGGAATGTTATAATTTTTCTTGATTGCCTTTCGGAGAACCCGAACTCTTCTGATAAGTCTTTGGTGAAATCTGTAAAATTCATATAATAAGCTTTTTTACAAATGTAACAAAATAATAGTACCATAGTGTTGTTTTAAAATATTATACTATATTTGTCAAGAAGTTTTCTACAAAAATCGTTTCAGAGAGTTAGGGCCTCTTGCTTACAAACGGTTACTTCGTTTACATAACTGCATTGGGAAAAGAGCTATTTCGTAAGATTTAGCTCTTTTTTTTCAATTACCAATTCATTAGGCAAAGCGAACAAAGCAATCCTATAACATCGTTTTTCAAACTCTTCCTTGGATTCATCTGGATAGCTAATAATAGAACCTCCTTGATAGCCTAAACTTGCTTTAAACATTTTTATCTATCACAATGACTTTAGCACCTACAAGGGTTCCTGAAGATTTAAACGAACCTCTTTCGATGTCCATGATATGTGCACCAACAGATTGAAGCCAATATCTAAAATCAGATTCTTTTTGATTATTGGAAATTTCCCAATGTTCTGAAGCTACGGAAACCAATCTACCATTATTTTCAAGACGATCGTACATATGTTGTATGTGGTCAATGTCCTGATTTTTTGTAAATGGTGGATTAGCTATAATCCTATCAAACTTACTACCACTCCATTCAAGAAAGTCAAACTCTCGTTTTATTACAACGTCTTTATGTTGATATTTCTCTTTAAGGATTTCTGTGTTGGTTCCCATTAATTCTATAGCAAAAATCTCACGATTGCCATGTCTTCTATGGATTGCATCAATAATGGCTCCCTGACCGGCACTTGGTTCAAGAACTGTTGACCAAGGCAGAATATCGGCAAGTTCTACAAGCCAATCAGCAATTTCATCAGGAGTTTCAAAGAACTGAAATTCTTTCTTTAGATTGATTTTCTCGCCATTTTGAACCCTACCGAGTAACTCACTAGGGTCTGTTGGAAATACGTGTGCTTTGGCACTTCTATTCCATTTACCGCCTATACCAACAAGTGCTTTGTTTACTTGTTGATATAAGGCTCTGTCTAATTGTTGTGGTAGGTAAACATTGTTACCCTCGATGCGACATGCATCAAATACTTCCTGCGTTGTTTGCATTTTTTTATTTATTAAAAAAGTTAAATAGCTAGGGAAAGAGTCGCCTTTATTATATCCCAATACCTTGATTTGGTATTCTCGTTCTGCGATAAGCTCAAGTAATGACTTGCCTATACAAATTTCTTCATATTCAGTCATTACCTTAAAGCTTTTATAGTTTCCTTAATCAATTCTATAGCTACAGATTTTACGTCTACATGGCTGTTGAATTTATAAGCCGATTCTATTGTAACTCGCTTATCTTTAAATTCTACTACTATTCTCATTTTTAGAATGGTACATTATTGTCCTTATCAGGAACGTTAAGTGATATTTGATTGCTTTGAGGTGGTGGTGGTGGAACCTTTGCACTTGGTGCTGTTACAGGAATGATGTCATAAGAGCCAGTATAACTGTAAGCACTTATGGTCATTTGAATAGCATCCAAAAATATGTGAATGGTTGTTGTACCCAAATCTCTACCTTTTGCAAATATGAATTCAGTATGGAAAAGTTCAGAATAAGGAATTGTCGCTCCGGGCAAGTCCTTGTCATAATAAGCTTGTCTATAAAGGAATACTGCAATATCTGCATCTTCCTCAATACTTCCCGATTCTTTTAGATCCGATAGCATTGGTCTTTTATTATGTCTGCTTTCCACACTTCTGTTAAGCTGAGATAATGCTATGACGGGAATATAATTTTCCTTTGCCATAGACTTACATTCCCTTGAAATAAGAGTTATCAGTATTCTGGGATCCATTTTACCTTCTTCCGATTTACATCTTTGAATGTAATCTATGAATACGGCTTTGACCCCTTTATCCCTGACATACTCTTCGGTCTTTCTTGAAATTTCCTCAATGGTCGTTACTTTGTCCAATATGAAGAAATACAAGCTGTCATCAATGAACTTGCTACAAGCTTCTACTCGTTGCAGTTCTTCGTCTGTAAGCATTCCTGCTTTTATTTTCTTATACGGTATCTTTGTCTCTAATGATATTATTTTAGATTTTAATTGATTCTTAGGCATTTCCAAAGAAAAGAACAGTACGGGATTTCCCAACTTGGAAGTTTCCCAAGCGGATATAAGAGCAAAAGTTGTCTTACCCATACCCGGTCTTCCCGCAAGAATAATCAGTTCGCCAGGTGAATAACCACTCATGAAATCATCAATGACCTCAACAGTGGTCGAAACCCCAACGGATTGTCCTACTCTTTGTTTTGCTACTTTTTGCCTAATTTCAGCGTTATAATCGTTTTCCTCTACGGTTTCGTTTCTCTTTAGGTTAATGGTCATTCTCTCGAACAGACTATTGTATTCAGCAATAATATTATCGCTTACCTGAAGAACATCTCTACCGTTCCAATTTCCATAAAGCACATCATGAGCATTCCAATTCCAAAAGTCCATTATTACGTATTGCTTTAAAATAAAAATATCATGTTCCAAAGTGTTTATGGAATATGTACCAGCAAAAAGAACTTTAGCCAATTCAATTTCAAACTCTTTGTAATTATTCAATCTGTATTTCTCAGGTCTAAACTGACCAACAGCAACAACCGTAGGAACGGCATTTTGTTTATAGCACTCAAAGATCGCAGAACAAATGTCCTTATGGGCTTCTAATCTAAAATCCTTAACCCTAACGTTATGTGCTTCAACTATACTCCTTACCTCAGTATCTCGGTCAACATTCATTATTGTACCAAGTATCTGTGCCTCGACTTGATATCGATGGTCGATATCATAGTTGTTATATTCATTTATCATCTCATAGTTTATTTGTATTTATGATATTGGCATCTGTAATTACCTTTATCGGTTATTTTATAATTCCAATTCCAACATGAACGGATGAGTTTCTCTCTATAAAACATAGAAACATCACCAATACTATTGTGGCGACTATATTGACAGACACGTTTCCAAAACTGTTTAAGAGTTTCTTCTTTGTATTTGTAATACCTTATTCTCATATTACCAAAATTTGCATGATAATCTAAGTCCTTGTCATCATTCTGGTTCATATCTTATTTGTTTTAACGTTAATAGGATTTAAGCTAAAATATATCTGACTTTGCAGTATATTGAAATCAAGCAACAGTGATGACAGCATTTCTAAAGCATACACGCCTGTCAGCTTGTTTATCATAAAGCTTTGCTCTCTAAGTGAAGCACGAAGAGAACAGCTTGGTTCGTTGACCTTATCTTCCATATTTGGGTGTAGGTCAATAATACTTGGTAATATCATTTTTGTTTCTTTACCATAGGCACTTAAAATTATTTGTCCATAATCTCTTGAATTACCACAATCAATCCAATAATGTGTTCTTTGTTGACCATGATAATTCCCTTTTTTGCCATTTTTCTTAATGGCTTTATCAATTATCTTTCTTGTCCTGACATTATCAACACAAGAAATAACAATGTTATATTTATCTCTTTCCAAATCTTCACCTGAAAAGGTTTCATTTCTAAATTCCACATCTGTTCCATAGGCTCTATTGACCCTATTGACCAATGTTTCGGCTTTTGATTTACCAATGTCAGAGGGAAAGAATTTCTGCCTACCAACATTATGTTCTTCTACAATATCATCATCATAGACAATGATTTTCAGTTCCTTTCTGTCAAGTATCTTCAATGTATTTGACAAAGACACCAATTCGGGAAGAACAAAGCTTCCGGTTCCACCCACACCTACAAGAACAACCGTTATTCTATGTACGGGATTTACGATATAATCACTTGTGCACAACATTTCTAAGATATTTATTAAGTGGCAACAGTTCTTTTGATGGAAACCGTGTTTGGTTTTCGTCTTTGATAAGACTTTCCAATAACGGTAGAGTTGGAGATTTCGTTCTTCCAGCAGCGTAATCTGTAGTGAATGTTGAATTGAAGAAACCATCTTCAACCATTCTCATTATTTTTTCATAGCTGTTGTTGGAAGTGAAATTCTTAATATCCATAGTTCCCCAACATAAGTTTTCGTCTTTCTTAATGTTAGGAAAAGGAGCTTGGAACAAAGGCGTATATTCATCGATATTTGTTGTCTTTACAGCATAGATATAAAGCTCATTGTTGCTCAATCTAAATATCAAATGAGGATAGAACAATCTTCCCTTTACCTTTTTGTACTTAATTTTTCTGAGCATACCTTTACAAAACCAAGTAATTCTTGGAGATAAGGCATTTGGATCAAAGTGAAGTACATTTCTTGGTATCATTCCCGTAAAGACAATCTTTCGGTCTTCACTTTTGACCAATTTTGTCTTTACTGTATTGAATAGTTGGTCTAATGCTTCATAAGAAACAGGTTTGTAGCTTTGAGCCACATCGTTTACTATTTCAGCATATTCAGTATAAAAACCATTTCTACTCTTATAGAACACCATATTGAAGAACGGTTTTAAAGGTTCTTCGTCAATTTGTGAAACAATCATATTGCTTAAAGTATAATTTAGTTAATTTGTTAATTCTCTCTTTTCTGCTTTCAATAGCTTGTTTGCTTATTTCAACACCAGGTCTATATAACAATACAGAATAAGCTCTCTCGGTTATCATGTTTTGCCCCATTTGGTCCATATTGTAATAAATGTATGAATCGTATGCAGAACCCTCAAGGTCTGTATCATATTCATATCTAAAATGAAACAAGTCCTGAAGAGCTAAATAAGTTTCTTGTCTATCTTCATCAGAAACATTCAATGGAACCATATCATTAAACTTGCAACCACTGTTAAAACTGTCCAAGGCATCATAAATAAACTCTTTCCATTTAGGATGTTTCTTGACCATTTTTTTAACGTATTTATCATCAAATTCAAAATAATTCCCTTTAGGAATTCTCTTGAGATAAGGTCTAATGATTTTTGTATAAATCTTATAGGCAAAGTAGTCATTGGAATGGTCTTCAAATGCATAATCACTTTTGGGATCTTGTACTTCCCAATAGATTTCATAAGCCATTTCCATACAACTTTCATGTATATAGTTGTCAAATAGACTGTGACCACACCAATCAAGATTAGCCAATATCTTTAAAAGAAAATCTGTAAATTCTTCATCTTTCCTTTCTTTAATAAAAGCTTTGATTGGTATAGAACCACTATCATATTCATTACCGGCATCCAATCCGATAACAAATACATTGGCCACATCTATTTCATAGGTATTGTCTTTCTTAACGATAAAACGTGAGAGCAATAAAATACAGTCATTCAAAGAATCATTTTCAAAAAGCATAAGGTCATCAATGCTATCATCAATGTCTTTGGCAAATCGATAAAGATTTTTGATAAGACGTATTTTTTCTTCTCGGTCATGGTCTTCAAGCCAGACAACACCTTCTTCAGCTCCTAAAGTAATACCCTTATAGAAAGGAATTACGTTAAAACTATTTCGTTTGAAGGTATTTTGTAACATCCGTCTTTTCTTGTTTTTTGAAGCGTTCTTAATAGTTCTTCAGCATCTAAATTGCTTGCTACACAATTATCGTTTTTACTGTCTATATTCTCAATATATTCAGCTATGCTTATCTTTTTCATCTATGATTATTTTATATTCATGTATGCCTATGATTTTACCAAACGAATTATTATTAATGAGTTTATCCGTAAAGTGGTCATAAGCTTCCATATTTATAAATTCATGCCATCGAGTATCGTAAACACCATCTTTCTTAATGGTCATCTTTACTTGCACTCTATTGTTGTCTTTTACTATAATCCTCTTAAATGGAGTATAGTTTGTATTCATCCATGAATGACCTTTTGAATGAAGAAAATCCCAAATGGCTTCATCATTCCAATCACTGTCTATTTCGTACACGAATACGTCATCAAAGTGACTATCGGTAACAAGTATGGTTATCAAATATCCCATCAGTTTTCGTTTAAAATGATTATTTGTTCTAATTCTATTAAAATATTTATCAGTTTTTCTTTAATCTGATAAAGCCTGATAACATCTTTATCGTTAATTCCCTGTTTCATTGGATCTATGTTGTCATACATCACTTTGCACTGGGCTACCATGTCTTCGCAGTCAAAGGCATTTCCTAAGCCTCCATATAATTGCGACTCTTTTTCGTTAGCTAAATTTGGCATTTCTTTAATGATGCAATAGGGATAAAAAGATACACCCCCCTAAAGGGAGGTATATCCTATCCTTATCCTTATATTAAATTGAAGCGATTTTTCCAGCTAATTCGTCAAGCTCTTGTTTCCGTCTTTCACCAATGTCATTGCTGACAGCTGTAATAGCTTGTGAAAGCTTCCATCTGGTAGGAGCACCTACTACACCTTGACTTGGATCACTTTGAAGTAACTTGGTCTGTACCAAGCTTGTTTCTTCTTTTGTGAATCCCATTCGTGGAAGTTTAATGATTTCCTTGTCAATGTCAATCATTTCATGACTTGCTTTATACACGTTCTGAACTGTTTCCATAATTCTGTTTGGAGACAGTACACTTACCATGATATCGTCTATAGCACTTGCCATAGCACGAGTATCTAATGTATAGGTTCGTTCACTGAAATTGATATCGTCAGGAAGACGTTTGCCCAAATGTATCTGTTTCAGTAAAGTATCTGTAACCATACCGTTAAGACAAGCAACGTTCATTTGAAAGGCTCTTACACCTAAAGCACCATCACCATAATCACTATTGCCAATACGAGCACCAAAGACAGAATAAACGTTACCGTTATTCGGTGTCTCAATGGTATATACTCTTGGTATGATAGTATGGATATAGCTTTTGGTTTCACTATAATAAGCATCATAAATGACTGCTCCCATATTATGACAGCCTTTGATAAAAGACTCATAAATCTCATTAGAGTTTAATCGTCTGTACTTGTCACTTAAAACAGCTCTTGTTTCATCTCCAACTGTTCTAACTAACAGTCTGTTACGGTCAATGTTTGCTGAATGTTCCGTAAGAACATTGTTTAGCAACTGTCTTCCCCAATCGCTTTCGTTTAAATAACCAACATACTTTCTTGGTATATTGAACTTATCACCTAATTGCATTAGGGCATGCGGGTGTATCTGAAATTGAGAATCATCAAAGTTCATATACATTTTTCCGTTCGCATTGAACGTAACATCCATATTGGAACCCAAGTTCACAATATAATCTGTCAATAGAGAATTGTCTCTTTCTATTCTTTCCAAAACAGATTGATTTTTCCCTGTTCGCTGACTCAATAAGTGGTCAACTTTGTTCTGAAGAATTTCTACTTCTGCATTCATTGTTATTTATTTAAAGGATTAATATTAAATTGATTTTCTACAAATATCAATGCACCGTTTTCTACGGCTTCATCAATTTTGCAGTCACATGCATTATCTTCTACATTGAGTTGCCAATCTACCTGATGACTTTCGTCATAAGCAAATACTGCATGTGTTTTCCATACTTTCTTTGCTTCTTCGGGAGTTATTTCGCTCCATGTACTATGAAATGCCATGTTTTTGTCTTTTAAATTTCTTCATTGCTGCTTTTACTGTCGTACTCCAGCCTTTAGGCTTGTAAGAGCCATCGGTAATAAGAGTTTCAAGAAACCCTGTACGTTTGCATTTTCTGAATACTTTCATTGTTTTTGCGAGTTATAAAATTAAAAAAGCCATCTGAATAAACAAATGGCTTTGTGTTAAAACTTAGTGAACGACTTTAGTGACATGCAATAAGTTCATCAAATTATCCAATCCACTTCTTGATAAATAAGGATAATTTTTAGGGTCTTTATGTGGCATTTTAACCATTGCTTCATAAGGAAAAGCAAAGGTTGATTCTGCCATCATTCCTGTGGAAACCCTTATGGATATGCCATTTTCAAATGTGAAATCAGCATACTCGTTGAGCTCTGTATAATTCTCTCCAAATTCTGTTGTATATCTTTTGAATGTAAGTCTTTGGAAAAAATTCATATTAGCCTTTTGTTCCAAGGTTCTTACTAAACTCATATACAGCTTTATCATTCTCAATCTTTGGACCTGTTACAGATGCATTCAACAGTTCCGGATGTTGATTGGAATAGATTTCCATAATTGCTTCAGGAGATAATGACGGATCTATATCCAACAAAACTTCCTTGTTGTACTTGAACTCTCTAACGAGTTGTTTAGATGTTACTGCCATATTTAAGATTGTTTAACTCCGTTTTGTAATATATGATTTTCTAAGAACTTAAGACTTTCCTCATTCTGTTCATCTGCAATAGAATCAGGATTGAAACCGTACTCAACAGCAAGTTTCTTTAGGTCAGCAACACGTTCTGCCATAGTTTTAACCTTTGGTGGTTCTGGCATCGCTACAGGTGTAGGCACTGCAACCGGTGTTGGAGGAACAAATGCGGGAGCAAGTTCCTTCTCTTCACTGAAACTAATGTCATTCCCTAAGTCTTTGAACTCACTGAATGACATTGTTGGTTTTGGTGCTTGTGGCTCTATAAACTTCGGTTCTACGGGCTGTAACGAACCATTGCTCTTGTTTATATTTGTTTTCAAATCTTGAAAGCCACGTTCAAATTCTGCCATTGTTGCTTTCTCTACATAAGCTATCGAAAGTCCAATACCACCTCTTACATATTGTTTCTCTTCTTCTTTTTTAATAAAACCAAGAGCTATAAGCCTTGCTTCTCTTTCCAAAAAGAGTTTAGATGGTTCCATTGCTTGTTCCTTTTGTTCAACTTCCATAGCTTCAACATCTTCTTTAGGAACAATAACTTCAGTAGCTGTAAGGGTTGCCGATGTTGTAGACATTCCTTGCACTGGAGCACCACGCTCAGGAACAGTTGCAAACATATCCAATGTTTCAGGTTCTTTAGGTTTTACAGGTTCTTTAGGTATATCAACTTTAATTTCAGTCTGTTTGGACGTAGTTGTTTTAGCCTCTGTTTTACCTTTAGCCTTTGACTTTGGCTTGGCCGCTGCTTCACTAGAAGCTTTTTCTGCTCTTTTCAACGATTCCTCAACAAAGGCTATACGCTCAATAGGAGACAAGCTTCTACTGACCAGCTGTGTAATGGTCGTTAAAAATTCAGCATCAATCTCTTCAGGTTTCCCTGAAATACGAATAGGAGCTATGTTCAAGCTTTTGTCGTCTTTATCTTTTACGATAAAGAAAACAATCACTTCCATAAGTCCATCGTCTTTGGTCTCAATGACCAACTGAACTTTTGCCTTTTTGGCAATAGGATTTAATTCGTTTAACATTTTTCTGCTTTTTAAGGGTTAATAATTAATTTAATTTACCATCCCATTCTGGCTAACAAGCCATCAGGAACAGTTAATGCTACATCTATCAAAGTTGGTCTGTTGCCCAATCTATCTAATAGTTGATCGTAATAAGCAATCTCATTTTTGTGGTATTTAATAGTTTTAAATTTCCACCAATAAGTCTTGCTCAATCTCTCTTGGTGTTGTCGCCTATATTCTTTAAGCTTCAACATTGTAAAGTCTACTGACTGTTGTCCTTTCATTCTTTTTTAGGTTTGTAGAAAAAGATTTTATCCGTATTTATTTCCATACGTTTTTCATCTTCGTCAAATTCAACAATACTTGTATGCGGTCCTGTCTGTTTGATAATGGTTATTCTTTTTCTTTTGCCATTTCTAACAGTCATCGGAACACTGAAATTACCTGTTTTCTTATATTGAAAATGGTACAATTTCTTTATGCTCCAAGTCTCAGCCCTTATACAATTTTTCTTATTATAGTAAGCAATATCGGCATATTCAATAGGAACGCCAATATATTCAGACAACTCTTTCAAAGCTTCTTCTTTGGTCATATGCTCTTGTAACCAAATCTTATTAAACTGTGATTGAGCCGCTCGTCTTTGAAGTAAAAGTTCTTCGTTAGCCAATCTGCCATGTGGTTGTGTAGAATTAGGCAAACTATGTGTAAACGAAAAACATTTTGGAAAGTTTTTACATGCTACAAGAAAATCAACACCTACCAACTCGTAAGTTGTACCAGGCACTAATTTTGTAGAGCTCTTGCAGTATGGACATCTTTTACCTTCCAAAATTTCTTTGTGTAAGGCATTTATTTCCATGATTAAAGCAAATCGTAAAGTCTTTTTAGCTCTTCAAGACTATCTTCATGTGTCCAACCTTTGGCACCCAATAAGGTAAGCTGTTCAATGTAATAAGCTTTTTGATCCTCTTTGGATTCTTCTTCTTCACGTTTCTCTTTATTGTGAATCTGACCAAAAGCTTTTTTAATGAAGTCCTGACCTTGTTCCGGTGAGAGTTGTGTTATCTCTATTTTTGCACCAGAACCAAAAGGACTGTTCTCTAAAAACTTGATTTTCATCATAAGCTTAAGGTTGTCATGATTGGCTTTCTCTAAAGTGTTTATCAATTCCTTATGTTGTTTAAGGAAAGGTTCTACCCTAAAGTAGTTCACAAGAAGAAATCCAACAATAGCACCTGTTATGAATATACCTATAAAGCCCAAAATTATGAATGTGGTTTCCATTTGTTATAAAATTATTCCAAATTTAAGTCTTAAATACCAAACTGTGTGTGTATCCTCACCCCATATTTTACTATCGGCTTTGTAATCAACACCTATTTTGGCTCCATAATACCATTTTTCATCTATATAATTCTCTATTCCAAAGTCATGACCAAACAATGCGTGTGGTCCACCATCACGAAGAATGAAGCCGGGTCTTAAAACCCCTAAATGTAATCTCCATCTATCCATATTGGTGTGATAATTGAAACCAAGAACGGTTCCTTGAAAATGTAAATAGTCTATATCATTCAATGCTGGAAACCAATAGACCTCAGCATTAAAATAGAGCAATGTCATTTGATACTCAATTTGAGTAGCAATATTGAACCCATAATCAAACTTATCGTTATGTGTGTTCTTGTCTGCAAGTTCAGTTCCAACTGAAAGAGTGAACCTTTTGTCCTGTGAATATCCCCATAAAACCAATAGCATTAGAGGGATTGCTATTATTCGTTTCATTTTATCCTATGATTGTATGTATTTGTAATTCATTTAATCGAGAACAAAAATCAGGTTTTCTAGAGTGCCATCTCTTTCCATAAATATCAATGGCATGTTGCTTGATATTTATCTTTTCATTGATTGTTAACTGATGCCAGGTTCTCATTTATAGCCTAAATATACGAATGATATCTTCAGCTAATGTACTGAGCTTGGCATAGTTGTTCTGACCACCTGTATAATCCTTATAACTACTTGCCGTTCTTACAAGTATTTGTTCAGGTGCTCTCATGTTCCATCGAACATCACTTAAGCTTATATAATAAGCCTGTTCCCCTACACTGAAAAAGCCACTTATGTAAAAGTGTCCTTTGTTCAGTTGCAAGGAATGATATCCATCTATTTTCAAAAGCTTTTTATGTATGGCTTTTTTAAAGTCCATATAAAACTTGTTGAACTCAGGTGTAGTATGTCCTCCACTTCCGAAGTAATCCTCACCTTGTCTGATTTTTTCAATTAGATCTGTCATTTTGTTTTATTAATTCTATTAGTATTGTACTTATTGAATTCAAAGTGTTGTCCAAGATGTTCTGTTGCTCTGGCGATATGTCACCACTGCATTCATATATCGTTAAAAACTCTTTGAACAAACCCTCTACCACAATCTTTGTTCTGTGGTTAACTTTTTCGCTCAATCCAAGATACCTTAACTCATCTTTCACATAATCATCCCAAAATATTCTTTCGATTACTTCAAGACTTTCGTTAGATTCATCAGTATTACCGTATTGAACATAGTAAGTTCCGTCATTACAGACATCAATGTAAAGTCCATTCACATAGGAATAAACCCTTCTATTGATATCTTCGTGTTCTGTGTTTATTCCCCATAACTGACAGTGCACAAACCAAGGCAACAATACCTTGCTTCGTTGAAATTCCTTAAATGTTACCATTATGCATCAACTTTTTGTAGCAATGATGGATGACAACTGTATCTCACATTCCTTTGTTTATCGAGTATGACAATGTTCTTTGGGTTTATTTTCACAACCTCATAAACTTTGTCAGCTCCCTCTCTTGTTACAAAAACCTGTGATCCAACACTAAGTTCCTGTACTGCATTTGCGCTCATGATTCTTAAAGCTTCTTTACGAACCAACGCAAGTTCGTTTGTTGTCAAATCATATAATGACTTGAATACTTCTTTTAAATTACTCATAGATTTATTAATAAAAGGTTAAACATTCATCTTCATCATCATAATCACCACTACATTGTGAGCATAATGATTCACTATCTTGTTGGCCACTATAATTGAGACCAATGAATTTTCCACAATTCATACATGTTATCGGTTCCGGCATTATTTCAAAGTATTAAGTTCTTCGTAAGATTCCCAATCAGATTGCTCCCAAGCATCTCTTGTCAGCCCTCTGCCTTTCTCAAATGATTTCAGCTTGATTTTCTCAATATGCTCATCATAAATCTTTGGTAGATCAATACCACGAGAAGCGGCCTCGGTCTCCAAATTTTGCAATTTGCCATATCTATGTGGCTCATTGTAGTTCACAACATGGATAGACGTATCTATCTTATGCCAAAGACCTATAGGAATAGCACTGTCAATGTGCCTTAATTCTTCATCACTATAGATCAGCTTCATTTTCTGTCCTTTGTTCATCTTTAATATTTTAATTAATTAATCCCCTTTAATAGCTTACACCTCGGTACCTGTACAAAGCCTGACCTAACAATACCAAGAGGCGATGATACAATACCAGCCTCCATAAGAGATGCCAATATTCCTCCATTCTCAGAATAGTCCTTGATGAAAACCTCATCAGACTCCAATTCCCTGTCAGGTAAATTCACTGAAGCCATAGCAATAGGTTCTCCACCATCACTATCTACCAACTCCAATGCCTTCCTACCATTTACATATTGTTGTAACAACACATCACAGTTCCACTCCCGAAACTTACATGTGCCTATCTTTTTGTTGAAAAAATCTCTTTCCATTTGTTATAATTTATTTATCCTAAAAACCAATTAAAAGTGGCTCCCTATAACCACTTTACAATAATGAGCATAAACGCTGATAAGCCACTCCAAGCCTATCCAAAGCATCTAACAACAACTATAAGCCTACCCGTTAGCAATCAAACAAGTCTAATTATTAACCAAATAATGAACAGATAAGCAGAGAATAGCAGCGTCTAGACAGTTCGCTTCGTGTGTCTTAGTGTGGCTTAATAGCTATAGAGATATAATACTATATATACTCTCTTTAGCTTAAATCAGCGTTAAGCCCAGTGTTTATGAGGGTTTACAGCGATTTAACGGCTTGAAAAAGTGGTTCTGTGTGACCACTTTCTATCCAATATTAGCCAAAAGTGGTCCGTAATAACCACTTTTTATGTTGTCTATATCAGTCTAATAATGTATATTTGACTGTTCGCAAAACAACATATTATGGCAAGTAACCTAGAGATCCATTCTCACATATCGACTTATCTTGAGAGCCAACGTACAGACATCCTAACGGATGACTTCGGTTACTCTACCTACACGGCTCCCAATACAATGTTCCACATGCATAATGCAATGCCCGAGATCATGATAGCTATGCCTCCTCGCGTCCTCAAGGTTTGGCTTCGTAGTATCTCTCGTCTTAAACGAAACCACGACCCTGTTATTGCCTGTACCATTGTCATGGGCTACACGCACTACAAGGATATCGTGTCCAAAGGCTCCTACTACAAAGCCGTTAAACAGCTTGAAGAGGACAAGTTTCTGATACCTACCCTCAATAAAAAGATTTATATTGTTAATGTTAAGCATGTCAACAAACTTTATAAGCCTAAGTTTGAGATATAGTTTGTATATTTGACATGCATAATGATGGTGTTTTTGCGAACAACTTCATAACAGAGCCACTTAAACTTCCTGCTAAGTGGCTCTTGTCATTTATCTTTGTTCTGACATTAGATTGGGATTAACTATTCTTAAGTTCTCAGAACAGTCTGCCAATTTCTTGACGTTCTTCACAAGCTCATAGCGTAGCCATTCGCCTTTACTACGTGACTCAAACTTCCATCTGTCAAGCTTAACACCTAATGGGTGCATCATCTCCTCTTTCTTGCTGATGGCCTCATTGACCAGCTCTAGTCGATAATGCTCAGGGATATCACTGTTGCCAGTAGGCACAAAGTGCTTTAGCCTGAAAGGGTTCTCATGGATCTCTTGGCTCATGTTGTCGGAGCAATAGGTTGTTCCCACATACTCCTGACCAGGCAACAAGTGAGGTGTTGTACCTCGTCTGAGCCTACTGGCCAACTTGTTGCTGAGCTCCACAGTAGCCTGTGTCCATGGAGAGTTCGGAGGAAACTGAGTCCTCATACAATAGTAACCTGTCAATGGTTCCATACCATCAACCACTTCGTGTGTTGGGTTTGCTTTAACCAAGCAATACTCAATTCTAACTTCTTTTGCATTCATAATTAATTATTTGTTTTTGCTGCTCTTTGGCGTACCCAAGGAGCATAGATTAATGTATATCCAAGACCAGCAACAGTCAATGACGCTGCTATTGTTGGACCTAATTGTGCGGTAGCTATGAGAGAAGCACCAAAGATGATGACATCAACTGTCTTGTTCCCTTTGATGATTATGTATCTCACATACTTGTTAGTCTCTGCCAATGCTACCAAGCCGGCTAGAGTTACTATTCCCACGAATAGATATGTGCCTATTGCAGCACCTATTCCTAGTCCTAGTACTGTCAGGCCACCAAACACAGCCGCCCCTACGGATAGAGGCAATGGCTGTATCTCTGGCACATCAATAGTCCACTTCTTCTTAGGAGGTGGATCAGTGATACTACCACCCTGTTCCCAAGGTGGTTTCTTCCAATTCAATCCCATGTTATGCAGGGATAGGTTCTGAAACTGTTACAGCCTTTGGCATGATAGCCTTGACTGTGCTCTTGACTGCTCGCTGTGGAGCTGTAAGTATGGCTTTCGCTCTGTCATCTATAGCTTGTTTGATTTGATCACGATCATCATCGGTGATATCAAGCTTGTGAATGATAAGGGCTTCGCCATCTCGTAATAGGTCAGTGCCTTTCTGCATCTGTTTCACAATGAACTTACCAATGTTGGTTGCTCCTTGTGCTGGTGTGTGTAGGCTTGTGCCTAATCCGAATGTTACTGCTCCCGCAGTCTTTCTGCTGTACCAATTCACTTTGGTGAACATGGTTACAGGCTGTTGTACTTGTTGCTCTTGTGGAGCGGTTGTTTGTTGTTCCATTTCTTTGTGTGTTTTAATGGGTTCAACTATTGGTTGAGGACTTTCCTCAACTTCTTCTTCGTCTATTTCCAACTGTTCTTCGACAGACTCTATGTCTGCTTCTGATAGTTGTGACTTGGAGTAGACTACTCCATCTGGGTCTACTGCGTAGTCGTCTTGGTCGTCGTCAGGACCGACATCGTAATGGTCAGTGTATGCCTGTTCATCGGCATACGGATCTTCGTCCGGGTCTTCGTCCTCGACTGTAGCTGTTCCGAAGTTTGGAACAGGTCCGAATGCATTCTCAAGGTCGTCCTTGATGTCGCTCGGTAGCTCGGCCACGTCTACTGCTTTAGTGCTCATCGTCGGTGGATTCTCTACTTTGTAATCATCCCCGAAGTTTGACTTCATAGCTCTGAAGTATTGACCTCTGGTCATCCCGTTATCACGGTCAACTTCTTTACTGTGGATGAAGTGATCTCTACTTCCGTCCTCGAACTCTAGCATGAAGCCTTTGGCTGTCTCTACTACGATTGCATTTACTTTACTCATTTGATTTATATTTAAAGGTTAATAATTATTTATTGTTTACTATTTTGCATGGTGTCTGTAGCTTTTATATGCGGCTACGCCTCCATCTATTATTCCGAATATCCCTGCGACTGCATGTTTGATACCGGTGTTGATGACATGTTGTGCAACAGCTGTTGTGTTTTCTACTTGTTGCTCTCTCCTTGATTTTGGTGTCTGAATTGTGATCATGACTTGTTGTTTTAATTGTTTGTTTGTGTCTCCGTTGGTCTTAGGCGGTTGACTATACCTCTTGATGACATATCAAGTATCGCTCTTAATATGTCTGTTTGGGTTAATGATTTATAATTGATTTTAATAGTTCTTTAATTTCCTTTTTAATAGCCTGATGATTGACAGGCTTAACCTTCTTAAGCATTGGTTACGGCTTTTAGTTTCTCTGATTTATCCATGAAATCGACTAGTTTATCTATGACTTTGGGATTGGTATATACCTTGGCCATTAGATCTACCATAGTTTTGACTTGTTGGATGATTGCTTTGAGCTCTGATTGTTCTTCTTCTGGTGCTCCTAGCTCTTGCATTGTTACTTCTGCTATGACTTCCATTAAGTTTACTCCTGAGTGTACTAAGGGTACTAATGTGTCACTGATTTCTGATGTGATTTGTTCTCTTGTTTTCATGTTTAATTGTATTTATTTATTAATGATTCGATTTTGCGTTCAAGTATTCCTGTCCTAGCCTGTACCTTGGTGTGATAATGGAATGATACATACCTTGGTATTTTCTTAATAGCTCTCTTGAAGTTGAACTCGTTTAATAGCTTGTTGTTTGTAGCTATTTGTTGTTGGTATCTCTCGATACGTTGTTGAATATTTGCATTCATGATTGTTGTTGTCGATTGATAATCTGCTGACCACAGGTTTTTAATTGTTAATACAGTTTATACATATTGTTGTTCCAGGCATTAATGGTCCTACGTCGGCATAACAGCCTCCACATTTAGAACATTCTTCAGGGTGATTGCGTGTATCTTCCATGATTAGCGATGTATTGCATAAGCACAAGCGGAAGGCAGTGACTTAATGAAGTTAATAATGCAGTGAATACGATGTCTGCGAGCAAGTGTAAGTTGCTCTTTTGATTGCAAGTAAGCCTCGTATTGAGCTTCAGCAATTTCAGGTAATGATGAGTAATGTCTCATGATTAAAAAGGATTTAGTTAAAACTTAAAAGACTCTCTTTTAAGCGATATATTATTTGAGGGGGGCTACCCAAAAACGAAACATCGATGGGGATCAAATGATATAGTGTTCCGCGAGCGAGGCTTTTTTAAAAGGGGGGGCTAGTTGTGTGCCACACAGAGGCGTGGGGGTATTCTTACGGGTCAAAAAATAATTTTGGATAGGTTATGAAGAATTGTTATATTGTGTGGGGATTAATTAATATTTAACCCTTTCCGGAACTTGTCAGAGAGTATCTTCAAACGGAAAGGGTTTTTTTGTATATTAGCGGTATTATGAATCAGCTTTAATTAGCTAAGGAGGTTCATGGTAGATTTGGGTGGTTGAGCGGCAGGGATGTCGCTCACCTTTTTTATATGGGTTTTAAAAAAATATCGCGAACCCTACGGGCTGTATATTAGGGTGTTGCGGGGGCGGTGTTTGGATTATACATTATTTTTTCATAGTTTTGTTATATAAAATCGATACAACTATGGAGTGTTATTTGAATAACCAAGGATGAAACCCTTACTTTTGCGAGTAGGGGTTTCTTAGTTATAGTTGTTAGATATGGAAGAAGAGAAGGAAAAAGAGGGATTTGACATGAGGCACATGTACACCTTTCCAAAGGAATATATTTTCACACAGAGAGTTTGGTTTGATTACTCAAAATTCTGTAATAATTTAAAAACGTATATTTGATACATAACTTTAAATTTTTTATCATGAAAAACATTTTTAAGTATTGTTTAATAGGGCTGATTTTGCTCTTCTTTACAACAACGGCCTTTGCGCTATCACAAGACGTTCCTGACGTCGACTATGGAAACCCTAATTATTGGGTTTTATTATTAACGCCTTTAGTTGTTCTAGGAGCAACGTCTCTTGTCCACAAATACTTGCCTACGATCCCTGATGTGTTGGTTCTGGCAGTTGTGGGAGTTATATCGGCACTCGTTTCTTTACTTAACAACCTACTTATTGCACCTGATATCAGTTGGCTTGAAAGCTTCTTACTAGGACTATCGGCTACGTTTGTGCATCAAGTTTATAAGAAGATAACCGAAAGCTCTGCATAGATTAAATTAAAAAGGCTATATTTATAGTCTCTAAAAACCTTTTCTGCCCTCAAGTAGAATTAATAGCCATTTGACCCTCTTAAGAAATTGAGAGGGTTTTTTGTGTCTAATATTTATTCATTAGATTTGTTTATTATTAATTAAAAAATCAGAAGAATGGCAAAAGCAAAACAGAACGGTCAGGAAGACACTCCTAAACCAAGAGGCAAAAAACAGATAAAGGATGCAGTCCTTTATGATGCTTCAGTAAAATCCGAAAATATTCAGGAAAAGATTTCTGAAGAAAACAAAAGGATTTTTCAATCTAACAACACTTTGGATATTGATGAAGGACTTATCAATATGCCTCCTATCGAACTTTCGGACGAAGAAAACAAAAGACTTGCAACACAGTCTTTGGAAAAGGAACTTCGTGCAATGGAAATTTCCAACTCTACAACAAAGCATGATAACGGACTGAATGTTTGGAGACTTGTATCCAAGACAGAGAACAAAATTCTTCAATGGACAAATGTTGTTACTGCAATGAAAATTGGAACAAGTCGTGGTGTTTTGGTTTGTGTAAAAGAATCTCATAGTGACAAGGTTTCTTTATCTACTACATTTATACAGAATGGGATATTGGAAGAGAAGGACGGACTTTGGATATTGAAGTAAGATGAAAAAACTTGATCAACTAACAATAGGACATTTGACTTCTTACGCAGAAATGCTTACTAGGTCAGTACAGGAATTGGATGAATTTGGAATGCAGACTACTGAATGTGCAACTAATGGGGGGATAACGGTGAATGAGAGAGATGAGGTACATAAGAAGCTGGTTCAACAAATTCAAATATTTGAGGACAAACGTATATTGCTCGTTAAAGAGCTTACAAAAAGAATCAAAAGGGATATAGGTGTAAACAGAGGTCCGGGTGATGTCGCAATAATGCTCAATGGCTTAGCGAAAGATTTTCCGATGATAGGAAGGTCAAAAGCCGAGATAGAACTTTTGAAGAAGAAAGACGAAATCATAGCCAATTCAGAGCCAGAGGTAAAAAAACCCTCAACAAAAGGAAAGTCATCTGTTAAAGCATCTTTATCTAAAATCTGATGTATCTAGTAGAATTGGACAAACATACAGGACTTGTCAAAGTTGATGGCGAATTCGATGGCGTAAGAGCTATAAAGGAATTTCGTGAAGTTATAAACCATCCCGATCTTGGGGTGGTTTGCTTTACAGCCATAGCCTTAACAGTCGATTATCTTACTCCTATCGCTCATTACAAAGAGAGCGACAGACCCTATAAGGCAATGGAGCAAGCTACAAAAGGAAACCGTAGAGCCTTTGTATGGAACCAAGACTTGATACAGGAATGTTTGATAAAATACAATGAACTACAGTACAATCCCTCTTTAGAAGAAAAGAGGACATTGGACTTTATGTTATTGGAAAAGCTGAAAGAGATTAAAGAGCTCAAGGATCAGAATGCTACGGAAGGAATGTTGGAAGAGGTTACTGAGGAAACAATCCATGAAGTTCTTATAGATAACCTGGACGTAAAAAAACTTTTGGGAGACCGAGAATGGACAAACCTTTCGGAAGTGGCACAAAAGTCATTTATAAGAAAGGCGAACACAAGGATTATAGCACCTTACAATCAAAGGCTAAAAGAGAAAAAGAGTGAGAAAGATGAAGAAAGAATGCTCGTTCTCTTTAAGCAGTTGAATACGATTAAAGCTTTGATAGAGAATTTCAACAAAGCAAACGAAGACAGTGATTTACTGGCAGATGGTCCTGTTAGGAACGGATATAAGTTAACTAGATTAGAAGAAAAAGCTGAAAATGAAAACTCATTTTATCACCAAGAACATTAAGCCCTTAATTGGATGCGGTTTTTCTTCTGACTTTTTACTTTGTCCAATTTAAAAAGAGGGTCACTTTTGTGGCTCTCTTTTATTTTATGATTCAACTATGGCAGAAATATTAAAAAGGTTTAAGAAAAAAGACGTTTTACTCACTAACCAAGATGTTAGGAGCAAGATTTACAACCCTTATTCCAAGACAAATTATTTTGAATTTGAGATACCTGTTATTGATGGATTTGATTCAGCCGTATATTCTCCTTTGGTATATCAGGAAATACCACCTCTTGAAAGGGGAACACTTGCCTATGATGATTTTTGGGACGAACAGGATAAGCGTTGCATAGAGGGATATGCCCCTTTAATTGATGGCATACAATATCCACGAATAACTGGCCCACATTATTTTTATTTGAACATGGTTCAGATAATGATGCTGAAACAAGGTCAGAACAAAAAGAAACTTAACTATCCTTACTATCGTGTTTTAGACCATATGATTTTTCTAGAGATAGAGAAAGCCGAACTGTTGGGCTATGGACTGATAATCGGTAAGGCAAGACGTATGGGATTATCCTATATCGGAGATTGCATGACCATATGGAACTTGTTGTTCCACATGAATGCTGAAACAGCTATCGGTGCCGGTAAAGCCGATAAAGCAAAAGACCTTTACAACAAAGTCGTCAAGTCCTTGGAAAATCTGAGAGACGAATACAAGGTAAGTTACAAAAGCAAACAGACCAATACAGGTCAGGAACTTAAACTTTCTTACAAGATTACAGAAAACAAAGTTCAAAAGGATGCGGGTATTGGCAGTAAACTTGAAGTAAAAACATTTTTTTCTGACCCTTCAGCTTTTGAAGGTGGTTCTTATCAGTTTTTCATATTTGAGGAAATAGGACTTCAGGACAATCTCATAAAATCCTACAAAGCTTCCGAACCATGTTTCATGGAAGGAGCCAAACAATTCGGAGTACCAATGCTTTACGGTACAGGTGGTGAAGTTGATAAAGGTTCTCGTGATATGAAGATCATATACGAAAACCCTGAAGCCTACAATATGAAAAAGCTGTTCATACCAGCTTATCTTTACTATCCCGGAAACCTAGATGTTAAAGAAGACAAAGATGACAAGCGTTCCGAAATGGAAAAAATGGACGATGGCGTAAACTTCTTTGACATCAAGACAGGAAGAACCGATCAACTTGCCGCACTTGAACATATTTTAAAAAGAAGAAAAAGAGCAAGTACATCAAGAGAAGGATATATCAAAGAGGTTCAATCAAGACCTACCGAAGAAGCTCACTTGTTCCTTAAGACTAGTGGAGGTATCTTGGATAGGATAAAACTGAACTCACAGCTACAGAAAATATATGATAAAGAATGTGCCTATGTTCCAAGAAAAGGACGATTGGAATGGGCATATTCTCCTGAACTTGAAATGAAGCTCATACGTTGCCAATCCCAAAAGGAACGTGACAAAGTGCATATACTTCACAAAAGCAAAGTTGATTTTATTGAAGATGAAGACGGAACTGTATATGAAATTGCACCACCAATCAATAGGGCTGAAATGCCTTATGATGCAGATATAGCCGGAACGGACAGTTATGATGAAGTCGTTCCCGAAGACACGGGATCTAATGGTGCTACTATGGTGTACCGAGTTTTTAATGGATTGAGCAAAGACTACAATATGCCCGTTGCACTTGTTTATGAAAGAGGTGATTCTTCCAATGACGATAGTTTTTATGGGAACTCGCTAAAAGTTTGCGTAAGATATAATTGCAAGACCCTTGTAGAATATTCAAAGATTACCATTATAAATTATTTTGAAGACTGTGGAGCTTCTAACCATTTGACCTTAAAACCTATATTGAGAAATGAAGCGATTGCCAATAAAGGAAGACAGACCTACGGTGTTCACGTTAAGGGAGAGATGAAAGGTATCATTACAAGACTATTGAAACAAGAGGTTTTGAACCATTACGAAAACATATGGCTTGACAAAATCCTTTTGGACCTTATTGAATACGGTGACGGAAATACGGATATAGCTATGGCTTACGGAATGTGCCTGATTACCAAACTGGATATGTTTGACGAGATAACCGACGACATAGAAATATACGACGAAGGAGATTTGTTGATGGATATGGCATATTATTCAACAGATGCCAATGGAAATCTTAAAATAAAAACTTATGGTTCAGACGATTTTGACGATGGAATTGAGACCTTTGACCCTCGAAAACACCTCGAAGGAGTTGATAGAGAAAATTATCTTAACTTTATGGCAATGAAGAAGAAAAAAATGGAGGAACAAAGAAAGCTTACAGAACAAATTCAACTAGAACGAGAAGTAGACCCTTTTAAAAGAGCAGTGCAATTAGAAATAGAAAATAGAAAACGCCATGATTAACAATCAATTTGAACTCCCTAATCAAAGGCATCCTGAGTCCAAGTGGACAAAAAAGATGTATTTGGATCATGCCAACAGAATGATTGAATACCTTGGGAACAAGGATTTGACCACAAGAAATGAAATGATTTCAAAACTGTACAGAATTTACAGCTGTCAGTTGAGTAGCAAAGAAGAAGAAGCCAACAAAACATTGACGGAACAGTACGGATATGATTTAGGAGTTGAATATGTTGTTTACCCTTTAGCTGAAATGGTCGTTGACCAATTAATAGGCGAATATCTATCCTTGCCACTTAAAAAGAAAACCTATTCAATAAACAAGAAAGCCATTAACGAAAGACTTGATGAAAAGGTCAAATATATAGCTGAAGAAATATTCAGAGCAGAAAACAAAAAACTTCAGAATGAATTGGGCTTTGAGCCTGAAACAGAAAATCCCGAAATAGATCTGCCTGATGATATTGAATTCTTTTTCAATAAAACCTACAAGACATTATCTGAAGAACTTTCAGATGATATTGTAACCCACTTTTTAGATGTTCTAAAAGAAAAACGAAAACTTAAAACCTTATTGAGAGATTTCCTTATAGGGGAGCAGGCGACAGCTTTACTAGACGAGAAGGACGGACATCCCACTATTAAACGTACCAGGTACGATGAAACATATATCGACCTCAACCCAGATGAAGAAGTCCAAACGGATATAAATATCTTTGCCTACTTCCCTTTTAAGACAAAGAACGAAATCCTCAATGATTACATTTTAGACAAAGACCAACTCAAAAAGATTGATGATATCTTTACAAGAATGCAACAAGGCAAATTATTGGATGAGCCTTTTGCTTTTTCAAATGATGGAGTTGACAGACATGGTTACGCAAACTGTAAAAATGGTGTTTCCTACAAAGGTTGGTATGAGTCAAATGCGACACACAGACTTCGTGTTCTTGTAATGAAATGGAAATCAAGAAAGGAAATCAGAGCCAAAGTACACATTGATAAAGCTGGAAAGGAAGTCTATACATTACTCAAAAAAGACGAAAAACCTAGAAACAGAGATGAAGTAAGAACAGTCTCCATAGAGGTTATTCGAGAAATTGAAATGTTGGGGCCGGATATAGTTTTAAAATATGGCGAATGCAAAGAGCGATTGAGCTATATCGACAACAACAAAAAAGTAAACTTGCCAGTCATATCCTTAAGGGGAAGAAACACAATGTATTCTACAGAGATACGCTCGGTAGTTGCAAAAGTCGCTCCACTTCAGAAAATGGCTTCCGATATCCTTTTTGAACTTCGATTAGCCATAAAAGCAAATAACGGTAGGGTATTGGTTTATGATGCTTCACAAATACCAAAACAGTTTATAGATTCTTATGGTCAGGAAAATGCAATCAATAGAATGTTGCACCATATCAAAAAGGACAAAATTTTAATATTCAATTCCAAAGACAAAAAATCAAGAGCAACATTCAATCAGTTTACAGCTCTTGATTTGACCAATAGAGGTCTCGTTCAAGATTTGATAAATGCTCTTATGCTCATGGAAGAATTGGGCAGAAAGTTTGTAGGCATTACAAAAGAACGTCAAGGTGAAGTTGGTCAGTACCAAACGGCACAAGGAACCGATAGAGCTGTACTTGCCTCAAATGCACGTACCGAGATATACTTCAATCCATTTGACGAGTTTGTTCAAGGTCTATTGAACAAAATGTTGATGAAGGCAAAATCTGTTTATAGAACAGGTCAAGTGTTCTCATATGTCTTTGGTGATTTAATGACAAAATTTTTAACTATATTCCAAGAGTTCTTTAATGTGGATATAGGTCTTTATTTTGGAGATAGATTCAAAGACCAAAGGGATAAACAAATCATTGACCAAGCTGCGATGCAAGCTTTGGGAAATGCAACTGACAGAGAACAGATATTGGATCTGATAAATGTTCTTGAAGCCGAACACGCTTCTGAAAGTAAAGCTATCTTGGAAAAAGGACTTAAAGCTTTTGAAAAACTTCAGCAAGAAAATGCTAAAGCGGCTCAAGAAAACCAAATGAAAATGGACCAACTTAAAGCCGAAGAAGCCGAAAAAGAAAGAGAAGTTAAAAGAGAAGGCTTTCAAAAAGACATTACAGTTGCCAAAATATATGCAGACAATAAAACTTTTAATTCTGAAGAAGATAGGGTTTCCAATGAAGTACAGACAGCGGCCAAGATTGAAAGTGATTTATTGAAAGCAGAAAAAAGTAGTATAGCAAAGCCTTCAACGGCTTCAAAAAACAATGAATAATTATTTTATACATTTGTATTAAACATTTTAAAAATCAGAAAAAATTAAAATTATGGCAGACGAAACTAAACAGTATGATCCTTCAAATACAGAAATACCTGTAGATTTTTTTGAAAATCAAAAAAGAGAAGAAGAAGATGAATTCATTAACAGTTTTGATGAGAGAACCTACGAAGAAGCAAACTCTCCAAGAATGACGGACGAGGTTGAAGAGGTCGTAGATCCACAAGACGCAAATGATGAAGAGGACCCAGCTGAACCGTTTAAATTTGACGACACTTTAGCTGAAGCTGAAAAAGCTGAATTAGCTGAACTTAATGCTAAACTTGGAACCAACTTTGAGGATTTAAAAGAGCTTAAAGAAAAAATCAAACAGACCGATACTAAAGAACAGATATCTGAAATCGAAGAGGACAGAGATTTTGTTGCTTATTTCCAAAGTGTAATGAAGTACGATGACAAGGATATAGTCATGGAAGATGAGAAATTAAAAGCTCAACAACTAGGAAAGAATATCAAAGACCCTCGTATTATGGAAGAAATAGAGGAAAAGGTCGAAAGATTGGAACAAAATGAAATGTTGGATTATGCGGCTCAGGCTGTACGAAACAATGTTCAGAATGCCATTGACAAACGTCAAAGCAAAATCGATGCTTTTGAAAACAGTCAAAAACAAACATTAGAACAAAAAGAAGCTGCCCGAAAAGAGCAACTTCAAGAAAGTATAAACTCTATCTATAAAGCTGGAAAGTTTTTAAACATCACGCCAAAGAAAGAGGATTTTGTTGAAATCTATAGAGATTTAAGCAAAGGAAAACTTATTGACCACTTGAATGCCGATCCTGCGAGTGCCGTAGAGGTTGCGCTTTATCTTAAGTACAAAAACGAAATTAGTAAAAACTTAGGCAAGCCAGGCTTTAAAGCTGGGGTAAAGTCGGCCCTTGAAACCATAGGGATGACAACGACACAACAAACCGGCAAAGGTGTCACGAAAAATGACAGAAGCGACAATCAGGACGAGCTAAGCTATTTAGATGCGTTTGCAAAATAACAACGGGCAAAGCTAGTTGTTCAAACAAAATAAATAGTGACAAAAAGTAGTCAATATGAGGTAAGTATCCAAAGGCAAAGCTATTGGAAATTAGCCATTTTTTAAATTATTATAAACCCTTAAAAAAAACTTAAAAAATGGGAACATTATTGAGAGGGGTGTCCGAAAGGTTCAACCCGCAAATTCACACAGAAGACAAGTCTCTTACTGTGAATATGGCGAAACATAACGCCATTAAGAACAAAACATTTGATTTGTTCGCTTCCAAAAACAAGTTCATCTCGTTCTTATACGCGACTGGACGTGTAAACATGGGAGTTCAAGCCGGAAAAGTTATGAAAGCAAGTGGATCTATCCACGATAACGCTTATCGTATTGCTTATAAAGGCTCTTTGTTTATTCCATCGTATGCCTTTGGAAAAACATTATTTGCTGACAATGCAGCTGAAGTTCAAGCTATCACAAACTTGACAGCTCAACCGTTAGCTGTAAACTACGGAACAGGTGTAGCCGCAGCGGCTGACATCATTCACAATGTCTATGTTGCTCTTGGAGTTAAACATGACCCAACCAACAACGTATTTGGAGACAAATACAACGAGGGTGACGTTATCTGTTTAGGAAACTACGAGGGAACCAACATCATTGTAATGGGGAAACCTGTTAAGTCGGTTTCAGGTGATCATTATGTTGTTTATGGAAAAGTAAACGGCAAAACAGGACTTTTCGTTGAAGCTCATTTAGCGGCTGACGAATTGTTATCTGAAGGTGGTAACAGATTTGGCGAAGGATCTGAAAGAGGTTATCAAAGAGAACGTAGAACAAAATGGAGAATTAACTATTCTTTCATTTCTCGTGCTACGCTTACGATGACCGGTTCAGCCATGAGTCAAAAAGTTGCCGTTATCTACAATAGCGAAACAAGAGCCACTATGTGGGAATTGGAAGCTGTTATGGATTTACGTGAGAAACACGCTATCGACATGGAATTGGGTGCTCGTCATTCAAGAATGTCAATGGATCCAAGTTCTCACTTATGGTATGAAAATTACGGAACAAACCTACTTACCCTTGATGGCTTTACTGCTGACTATGGTATCGTAGCACCTGTCATCGGTGATGGATGGCTTCCTCAATTAGAGGATTCTTTGACCGTAAGCTATGACCCGAATAACGATTTAGATATTCAAATCATAGAATTAATGATTACTATTTTGGCGCAACGTGCTCCTAACGGAAGTACAGGAAACACTTTTGTCATTCTTGGAGACAAGTTGGCTCACATGAAAGTGGACAAAGCGCTGAAATTATTAATAGGACATTCTTCAGACGCTACTGTAGTTACAAACAACAACACTAATTATGTTGTCAATGTTCGTACAGGTGAGAAAAACAAAGTTGGCTTTACTGTTGATAGATATCACTATCTTGAAAACGAAGTCATCTTTATTGAAGATGAATTGTCCAATCATCCTGCTTTTGCCCCTCAAAACGGTGGTATCGTTGGTACAGGTTCAATGTATATCTTAAACGCTTCTATGGTGAACGGTGTTTCAAACATCGATTTATTGTCACGTAGTGACAGAGCTTTAAGAGCTAAATACATTGACGGTATGCACTCATTAGATCCAAAAAGAAATGCTTCTCCGGTTGCTTTCTCAGGATTTGACGGTGGTCGATTCGACTTATTAAGCGAAGTTCTTCCTATCATCTATTCAACTGAAAGTTGTGGTAGATTATTGGCAAGTGCTAAGTTTGCTGGCGGTGCATTATCAGGAGCTCCTGTTGCAAGTGAAATTGCTCCAGTTTGGCATTATTAGTTTAGTTAGTTAATTGAGATAAGGGCTGTGAGTTGAAAGCCATGGCCCTTTCTTTTAAAAAATCAGAAACACAAATGGAAGTAGCACAAAAACAAAAAGTATGGCATAATGTCGAAATTACGGGCAGATGGCTTTTGACTTATGAAATCAAAAACAATCAAGGTCCAATGGCTTTCGGTGGAAAGCATTTAAGTCCTTACCCAAACCCTTACACGCAACAAAAGACGTGGAGAAAATCTGTAAATGGTACAGCCTTAAACGGACTGATGATGGACAGACTTTCTAAAATTTATTTACCTGACGAATATCCACAGGACAAACTAGATGTTAATTGGTTAATCATGCACCCAGAGGTTAAAGTCGAGGGAGTAAAAGATTTAGATCCAAAGATTGTTTCCGCTAAAACCGGAATGCAAATCACATTGAAATGTTTGGATTATGTCGTTATGCAGGATATTGAAGACGAAGATTTTATTGATAGAGTTATTGGAAGGCTTACACTTGATGGTGGAACCCAAGCAATAGGTCTTGAAAAACTAAGATATGTATTGGCCGCTCTTGGACAAAGTTATTACGATAACAGATATGAGGGTGCTGCCGAAAAGAAAATGCTCCGTTCAAAATTAAAAACTTGGACACGTAAATCTATTGAGAACGCTAGATTGGTACAAGAAGCCATAGACTCAATGGACGAATCGCAAGACAATTATTATTTCAAAGAAATGTTGCGTTTCAAGGTATTGGTGCCTTCAAATGGTGTTTACAAATTTCAGAACACTCCAATCGGAGCGAATGAATCAGCTGTAAATGCTTTCTTTTCAAATCACCCTGATACCAAAGCCGCAGCAATGGAAGCCCTAATGAAACTGTTAAAATAAATTTATCATGGCTTATACAGTAAATCATCTTTATCAAAAAGTATTGGAAGGAACCGACAAAATGGGAAGTGACTTCTATACGGTGGACTATGTAATGAACAGGCTTGAAGCCGCTGTTTATGATTTCATAGGTGAAACCGTAAAATACATGGAGAACACCCAAGAAATCAGAGATGATATCAGAACACTGTATAAGCCATATAAATTGGCTGTCATTCCGGACCCCTCTGGAAATGGCAAATTTTTAGCATCCTTACCTACAGATTACCAACATTTGATGTCGGGAAAAGTTCTTGACCAAAATGTTACAACAAGAAAGACAAGGATATTGAGACATGGACAGCTCGATATTTTTGAAACAAACCCGAACACCAAAGCAACCGCTGAATACCCTACAGTAGTTGTTTACGAAGATTATCTACAGATAGTCAGTACGGGAACACCTGAATTCATTGAGGGTTTCTATGTAAAGAAACCTGTCTTTGGAAACCACGACATACATCATGACGATTTAGATGTCGAAATTGCAGTTAATCTACCTGACCATGCAGTTGACAAGATTATAAAAACGATTATAAGAGACATATTTACAGCTGTTGGAGATCCAAGAGTTCAAATACAATCAGCATCAGTAGAAGACTACCGTAATAGATAAGCCCTATGATTACTACAGAAGAAAACATATTATATCAGCTGTTAAGCTCTATCAGGTCAAGTGAACTTATCAATGATGAGGTCATTGACGAAAGAGAAATTAGGTCAATGATGCGTGTACATCGCAATGAATTGATCTATAAATATTCAAACAAAGGTGTGGATATTCAGGATATTTGCTTTCAGATGCTTCCAATTATAAACTTAAGCGTTCTGAACGCAAACGAGTATATTGCAAGCCTTCCTAATATAGTTCAGCTTCCCCACAATTTAGGCACATACCTACAAACTTTGGAGTTTGGAAATATACCTATTCTGTCAAGTGAGACCTATGAGCTATCAAAAAGAAACCTTATTGATAAGTATCAGCCAAAAGCAACTATTCAAAATCAACAACTCAAGGTTTATATCAATGGTGTCAGTCCACAAGCAATAGCTAATGGTACAAGGGTAAACAGTAGAAATGCCAGTATAATGACCAAACAGGTTCAAATGAGAGCCGTATTGGACAACCCTGATGATGGTTACAATTATGATTGGACTACAAGTCAATATCCTTTACCAAATGAAATCGTAAATGAGTTAAAGGTAAATCTTTTGAAAAGAGATTTTAATATTATACTAAGTTCAAAGTCAGACCAAGTTCCTAATATGAAAAACGACACATTGAGATACCATGACCAAGGACAAGTACAGCGATAATGAAATCATACGAATTGACTATTTCTATAATCTTTTTGTAAGCCGTAAACGGTTATTCTTTCCGTCTATGTTTTTGTTCCCTACCAATACCAGGAACAAGAAGATCCCTGTTGACTTTCAACTTTTCAAGAGAATAATTCAAAAGTATTTTGAGATATACTTTAATGAACTATATTTCAATGACACACCCAAATACTTTCCACTGTCAGGAAAGATAAAAAAAGCAAAAGGTTCCAATTTTTTTGTAAACAGTAAAAAGAAAGTAAGAAGACTTGGAAGAAGTCTGACTTGGATATGGTACGATAGACCTTCAATATCTTTTTGCTCTAATGTGAAATTAATTAAATTAAAAGGCTCGACAAGTAGAGTTGGATTATTGGACAAAAAGTACAAAGAACAAAAAGACATTGAATTGTTACCAAGTGCAAATTCAGCTTTAATGGAGTTAGTTAACAATAATAAAATGTTTAGAAATGGTTAGTGGAATAGTATATTTTGAAGAAATTGTTGAAAACATAAAAGACATTACAGGATATGAAAATATGCGTCCGCTATATTCTAAAATCCGTCGTTTTATTTTCAACGCAGAACAAGAAATTGCAGCTGGTGGTCTTATCGTAAGAAAGAAAAGAAAATACACCAAAGGCGATGGTTGGTATGATGGCACGAACATTACAATGCCCGAAGACTTTATAGGAGAGTATTCTTATAGAGACCTTTCGCTTGGCGTTATCAATGGCAATGTCATGACCCTACATTGTGATGGGCCAGACGAAATAGAACTTTACTATTTAGGTTTTTTATTGGACAACAATGGCAATCCTTTTACTACTAGAAATCATTTGTTGGCTGTTTGTTACTATGCAAGACAGAGAATGTATTCTGCAAGTGTCTTTATGAAACAAGGGAATGTAAACGCTTACAGACTCTTTACTCAGGAATGGGAAGATGAATGTTTAGCGGCTAGAGGAAATGACGCTTTCCCTTCAGAAAAAGAATGGGAAGAAATAGGAAGGACATTGAACGGTGGAATGTTTGAGGCTCTCACTAATTGTGGAATCAGAAGCATTTATAATGGATGTAATGATACTACTGCCGAAGATGGAGGTGTAACTCCTCCCGATACAGGTGGTGATTTATTGCCTTGCAACCTTGTAGAGATATTCAATGCATCTTTGATAGATCCTTATGTATATACTCCGCTTCCTACGACAACACCAAGTGTTCAAGGTGGATCGACTGTTACAGGGGCTTTAACATATCAGGAATTTCAACTGACTTCAGGACAGACAACATTAACAGGAACACTTACCATTAGTTCTTTATGGCTATGCAACAATAGTGAACTGGAATTGGCTTCGGCAAGTTCTCCAAACTATAATTGGGCTCCGTTCCATGAGTATTCCGGAGGTTCATTAAATCAAATAATGAAAGTTTCAGTAAATGGATATATTCAGAAAATAGGTATAATAACAAGAATTTTAGGTAATGCTTCAGCAGACATAAAACTTGATATATACAGTACTTTTGATGCTGGTCAACCACCTCAAAGTGGTGTGCTTAAAGCATCTGTTACTGTTCCTTTTGCCAATATAAAAAATGAACTTGAAACAATATTTGAGTTTTTTGATGTTCCTGCAACCGGAGAAGTTTATTTGGTATTTACCGCTATAAATCCTCTTAATTGGGATTTCTTCAACAATATGGGTATTAAATTTGTCAATGACGACCCTCAAGCTGACGGAAAATATTCGTTCTATTATTTTGATGGAACTTATTACGGAGATCTAAGCGATACAAACAATAACGCTTGGGTAGGTAAATTATGTTATTCAAACACAATGCTTGGAACAATAGGTTCTTTATCTGGTGAAGCTAATGGTTCAACAACATTAAACCCTTAATATTATGGCAAACCCTACCACAAACGAACAGAATATAAAAATATTAAAACAGTGCATTGATGCTTTAGCTGTCGAGATAGGAAATCAGTTTCAGAGAATAAATACTGTTTCTTCAGGAAATCCTGAATATGATATTACTCATTTAGAAACGACTATCAAAACAGATTTAGTTGCAGCAATCAATTCTTTAGTAACGATAAAAAATCCTCAAAAGATTGTTGTATCAGCTCGAAACTTTGCTGAAGATGATAATTGCTATGATTTAATATTCAGATCACCGACAGATATTACAATGACTGTTCCTCAATTTTTAGTAGAACGTTTTGAATGTGGAATGTATAACGAAGGACCTGGGAATGTTTCTTTTGCTGTTGCAAACGGAACGGTAAATTTAGATTTACCTGACGGCTCTGTTCTTCCTCCTAAAAAAGTAGCGACACTTTTTAAAATATTAGACGAAAACAATCAAATTATAAAAGGTGAACTCGTTACTCCATGAGCCAAATCATAAGATACATATGGCGGAAAGGTGAAACAAATCCTCAATCAAAAGGCCAATTACAATCGAACGTAACCATAACTTGTGGTTCTTCGGAAGTAACAGGAACATTGATTTGGCAAGGTTTCCTTTTTGCAAATATTTGGGGAACCTCAACAGTTACTGGAACCCTGTCTTCATATGTATCGGTTGAAGCCGAAAGCAATGGTGTTGCAACAGTAACAGGAACTCTTACAGCCGTAGGGGATCTAGAAGCTCTTACAAACGGAACAGCTACCGTTACAGGAACTTTATTGGCTACGGGATATATGTATGTAGAGGTTTTAGGTTCTTCTTTGGTAACAGGGTTACTGACTTCCAAAAAACTTACCGATGGCTCTACCGATGGCTCGACTACGGTTACAGGTACGCTTACAAACGGAACTGTCTATATCAATAAAATGATTGGAATAACCATAAATGAAGCAAATCTTGTTGGCTCACAGACAGGAGCTATAAATTGGAACAGTGCTTCATCAGGACAATGGTATTTTTCAGATCCACCACCGTTAGCAATACCACAGCCTACATCTTATCAATCATATACATTCAATAGCACTTCAGCGGCTTCACCAAAAATAATAGGAGAGCCAGTAACATTGTCACACCTTTCAATACCATTGTTTGGAGATATTGCTTTTGATCCGTCACAAGGGCACAAGTTTCATTATCTCATTTCTGCTACGGAATATTCAGCACTACAACTGACAGATATCCTTAACAATATGATAGAGATATTTGGGCTTGTAAATGATGGAACGTACTATAAAGGCATATTTAATTGGGATGTTCAACAAAATGGAAGTGACAATTATATTTATATGATTTATGACTTCAGAAGAAACGTTTCTGAGATGGATGTAGTAACAGATGGAAGTGCCACAACTCAAGGAACATTGATAGGACATGGAGAACTTAGCGGGGCAATAAATGGTCTGACAACAGTTATACCCGACCTTACAGCAATCAATTTCTTATTTGGTGGTGTAGCTGATAAATATCCTACAAAAGCCTTATTTGCGCCTCAACTTGATGCTGGAAATTTTCAAGGTTCTTCTGTTGCCTATTGGAACACAACGGGAATGGTAAGGTTTGAAAGACATTATAAAAATGGACCATGGAAATACTCACATGAACTTGGAATAATGGTAAGGCTTCCAAAAGCCATGTTTTATGTTGATTCATTTTTTGCAGACACAAGAATTACCTACGTACTTGATATAGATGGAAGATGTACACTTATAAATCAGGGAGTGCTTCGTCAAGCTTCAAACCTTGAACGTATGCATTTTCCGGGAGCAACACATATTTCAAGTCCAAGTGGTTATTTTACATTCTTAAGTCTTACAAAATTAAAGGGTCATATTATCTTTCCAAAGCTTACGGGAGAGCTTTATAATATGAACCACATATTTAATAATGCAGTTCTCGTCGAAACACTTGAAATGCCATTATTGACAAGGATAGCATTACAGTTGGCTTCGCGTTCCAATTTCCAAAATATGAATGGACTAAAACGTGTCTATATGCCTTTATGTGTTACGTTTGTTTATGCAACAGGAGGGGTTCCTTCAATATTTGGAAATATACCAGCGGGAACAATCATGTATTTGCACCCAAGCCTTGAAACTTCAGATGGAGGATTAAGACATGCTTCAGTAGTGTATTGGGAAGATACAAGAGGGGCTGTAATAAGATATGTAAACGAATTTACCGCTCCAAATACAGTCAATGACCTTTCGGCAAGTTCTGTAACTGAAACAAGCTTTAATCTTGACTTTACTGTTCCAAGTGTTACTGTAAACGCAATCGAATATTATGAAGTTTGGATCTATGATGATATAAACAGATGGAGATATTTTACATCACACCAAGAAATTGTAACAACAGGCGGAACAATATTAGGTCTTGAATCAGGAACAACTTATCGAGTTGAAATAAAAACAGTAGATATTCTATTCAATAAGTCATCTTTTAGCAATCAGATAACAGTTAGAACACCTGGAATTAGAGGTGAAATAGTCCAAAGGACGTCTGTTGTAGGAGTGTTACAGAGCGTCTAAAAGAATAAAAAATAAATTATTAACTTTGAATAATATAAAATTTTATATAACCCTTAAATATTTTAAATCATGAGTAAGAGTAATTCTTTTGAAACAGATTTGTTAGAATTGATTTTTAACAATGTAGCAATCACAAATGTAGGAGACGCGGGAGGTATATTGCCTTCAGTAGCTCCGGGCGATCTTTACATTCGTCTTTATACCGATGCAGTAGTTGTTGACGATGCAACCATTGGAACTGAAGCGGCCTATACAGGTTATTCTGCGGGTGGAATCGCTGTTGCACGTAGTGGTGCAGGTTGGACTATCGCGGGTAACAACGCATCAAATGCTGCTGCAATCACTTTCGGTGCTTGTTCAGCTGGTTCTGAAAACATTCGTTATTTTGCTATTTGGAAAGATGGTGCCACGGGAACAGATTCTCACAGACTTTATTGGGGTCAGTTGACTTCTGATTTGGCTGTTAGCTCTGGTATCACTCCTGAATTTGCCATCGGAGCATTGGACGTTAACGAAGACTAATTCCAACGTCATTTAAGACAATTTGACCTCAACGCAAGTTGGGGTTTAGTTGTTTTTATTAATCATATCTTAAAGCATGAAATTGTTACAAAAAGAAGAATACAATATCAGTTATTTTGACGGAAAGCTTTCAAGAATAAAGCATAATGCTGGATATGATTTTTATAATAAATCAGAAGTCTTCAACAAAAGAGCAAAATATCTTTTTGAAAAATACAACCTTAAAGACAAAAAAGTATTGGATATTGGTTGTGCCAAAGGGTATTTGGTTGAAGAATTAAGAAATATGAAAGTCGATGCGTATGGTGTTGATTTTTCAGAATATGCTCTATTAGAAGCCCCAAGCTCTATCTCAAAATATTTGTTCAATGGCGATCTTAAAGATTGCTTAAAAACATTCAATAAAAACCACTTTGATTTAATATGTTCAAGATTCGTTCTTTCATGCTTTGATGACAAACAAATTGAAGATTTGGTTAAAGATTGCAACAGTGTGAGTGTGTTTCAAAATCATTTGATATCACACGAGCCAAACATTAAATTTTATAATTCAAAGACATTGGAAGAATGGGAAATCTTTGATTGGAAAAAAGGAACAGAGTTAAGTACAATATATAAAACCATAGTAAAATAATGGCTACCACTATTCTTACACTTGCAAATGCAATAGGCAGAGACACGGGTTCGTGCCTTGTAAGAGATAATGCTGGTATCCCATATTTTATAGGTGCAAATGGCGTTCTTTATGAGGGAAATGCTGTTGTTCCTACAGGTTGGACTTCAAGGGGAACTTTTGGAAACGGTGTCATTCCTCCGGCAATGTGTATGGTTACAGCCACTACCATTGGAATGATTGGAAGTGAAACGCAGGGAATGGGTACCAATCTCGTTTATGCGATATTTAATTGTGCCACTAATACTATTGGTTCTTCTACAACTATTGTTGCCATTGACGGACTTTCAGCTGCAAACAGTTGGGATATTGCCAGAGATGGAAATGGGGACGTCCATGTTGTTTTTAGAGACAATGCGGCCAATATGGGAACGGATTATTTTACCGTTTATTATACAAACAATATTGGAGGAACATTCAAAACCCCTGTAGAAATATATGGTGTAGCGCAACAGGTATTCTGTCACGATGTTTCTATTTTTATAAACACAGGCAACATTCCAGAGATAAGGTTCGACACCAACGGGTCTCCGACTTATGAAGAGAAAATAGGTGTTGGAAACTTAACTAACGCAACGAGTTTTACAATTCATGATGGAAGTGGAGATATTTCAAACTCGTCTGGTCGGCATATTATTTCTACATCACTTGGTGATACTATTACGATAGGGGATGTAACAAATGGAAGAGATGTTGGTTTTTATAAACATAGAGCCGGAGACGCATGGTCTTCTTGGGAAGCGACCATCGATAATACATATACAAATTATGGTAATGGTTGGGCAGGTGTTCCTTATGGAGATGGCACTGTTTTTTATATAGGAGATAGAGATCTATCAACGGATATGGTCATTACTCAAATAGACCATTCAACTACACCGGGCGTAAATGCCTCTTTTTCTGCTCCAGTACAAATTCAAGCTGAAAACGCTTCTCGTATAATAACAAAAAGAGCAAGATATCTCAATTACGGAAGTGATGGGGTTGATCATGGTGTTGCAGATACTCAGACTGAAATTGATTATGTTTATTTAGTTGGCAGTAGTTTAAAATTTGACAGTTTTACCATAAACAAAAGACCTACTATTGTTCCAAATACAGCAGAAGCTAATAATTTTGGAGCTGATTCAACTCCTACTTTAGAATTTACGGGTACCGATGACGATGGTGATGATTTAGAATATGAAATTCATATTACAGATACCTTATCAACTATTTGTGATGAACATCCTGTAAGTGAAGCTAACGATTTTCTTACCCTTACAGATGGCGGAATAGTGTTTGTAGGACAGTCTTTTACGGGAAACGGAGAAAAAATTAAACAAGCAAAGCTTTATTTAAGAAAACAAGCAGGATTAACATCCACTGTTGGTTGTCAAATTTATGCTCATAGTGGAACATTTGGAACAAGCAGTATTGCTTCGGGAAATGAAATAGCACACGCAAGTGTTCCCGCATCGGCATTAACTACATCGTTTACCGAAATAACTTTTGATTTTGTTGGAGACGAAAGCATAACGTTGGTGAACGGAACAAAGTACTGCGTATTGATTGCTTCATGGACTTTGGGAGGAAATATAGATGTACAGTCTGATACAGGTCAAACATCGCCTCACAATGGTAATGCTTCAACATATCCTACGCCAACAGCTTTACCTAATGAAGATTTAATTTTTCAAATTCTTACAGAAGGAGCGGCTATTATCAATAAATTTTCTGAGACGCCAGATGCAGGATTTTTAAATACAGTAAATGGTGGAGACACACATCCGTTTACTGAAGCTGAAAAAATAAGCTATACCGTTCAAGTAGGAGACGCTTTAGATGCTGGAACCTATTATTGGAAAGCAAGGGCCAATGATCCCTTGGGAACAGATTTATGGTCTGACTGGACAACTCAAAGAAGTTTTATTATTGAAGATCCTGCTGGCAGTATTTTTGGTACTACCGATCCTATTTTAAGGCAACAACTTGATGAAACTGGTTTGGCGTCAAATAGTGGAACAATATCAAAAGTAGGTCAGCTTATAACAGGCTATAATGCTCAAGTTAATAATTTCTCATTAAAGTTAAAAGAACTTGTAACGGATATACCTTCTTTTCTAATTAAAGCTGAAATATGGTCTATAAGCGGAGGTGTTCCAAATACTCTTTTAGAAACAAGTATCAATTCATTAGATACAGCAGACCTTACCGCAAGTTTTGTATGGTATGACTTTTATTTTAGTGGTACAAAGTACAATCAAGATATTTGGATTGGTATAGATGTTCAAGCTTTTGGTTCAGGACAGATGCAACACAGACGTTCTACAGCAAGTGTTGTTGCTGGAGAAACTGAGACATTATATTTTTCAAGTAATTGGTTCAATCAATCGACAGATCTTACCTATAAGATTAATTCGATTAATGGTCTTAAATCATTAGGAACAATAATTGGAATAGGAGAACTTGCCGGAGCAAGTAATGGTGTCGCAACTGAAGAAGCTATTTTAAATAAAGTTTTTATTTCAGGAACTATAAACGGTTCTACCACAACTTCAGTTTATGTTATAAAAACAGTAAATATATCTGGCACAAGTTTCGGAGGGCAGGATATTGTTTTAAATACAGAAGACCAGCTAACAGGAAACAGAGCCATTGTTAGTGCTGTACCTTCATTAAAAACCCAAGCTGCTTCTGCCACTATTATATTTGGTTTTACTGGAAGAATACACAGTTTTGCCCTTTCACTTATACAAGTCGGAGACCCTATTAATCCTTCAAATTTAGCTTGGTCTGCCACTATACGTTCAGTTATAGGTGGTCTTGCAACAAATGATGTTGATATAGGTTCTATTTTAGAGACTTCACCAACAACCCATGTTGCTAATGACCATCCAGCTACAGGGCCAAATTTTGAAACGTTTTTGTTTAATGGAAATTATTATAGTGGTAATATAGCTATTGTAGTTGAAATTGATGGTTATACAAGTGGAGGAAACGCACAAGTACAAGGAGAGACTCGAATAACAGATCCCGATATTGATAATGTTAGAGTGCTTGTACAAACAAATGATGCAGCATGGAACGATTTCTATCTTGACGACCCTAGAGGAACTGCGGTTTATAGATTAAATTATCAACTTACAGCAGGAAATGGCAGTGTAAATGGTTTTTTAAGCTACACAGTTGATTTGGCTGGAATTTCAAATGGTGTTGCAACTGTTCAAGGACTATTAACAAAAAAAGTTTCAATAAAAGGAGTAAGTAATCCTACTTTATATAGAGAGCAACTTACTAAAGACTTTAATAGTTCTTTAGGTCAATTAGACGAATATGGACAAAAATTTATAGATTTTCAAGGCGCAATTCATGACTTTACTACAATCTTCAATAGAAGTTCTGGTGCTGTAGATTATTCTATAGAAGCTCGTATTTATTCTTGTTAAGCACTTATTCCAGATGCTCTCTTAGAAACTTCTACTAATTCTATTACAGCCTCTTCATTAACACCAACAAATCAGGATATTGAAGTAAAATTTCTTTTTACAGGAAAATCATATGCTGGAAATATAGCAATAGTTATAGCGGTTACAAATTGGATTTCTGGAACTACTGCTTCTTTCAAATTTACTACTCCAAGTACCGTTTCAAATGAAAACATAGTTGGTAATGAAACCGGAAGCGGCTGGAATGATCTTCCTACTCAAGACTTTTATTATAAACTTAATTCAGATTATAAAGTTAGTGGAACTGTAACAGGTACTCTTTCGGCAAAAATAGGAATAGCAGCAGTATCAAATACAACTTTTTCAGCATATAAAGAATCTATAACCGGCGGTTCTAATAGATTTTTGGGGGTTTGGGATACTAAATATGCAGGACAATTAATGATTGGTTTTGAATCAAGAGTTTCATCTTTAGTTGTTCAGTTAAGAAAAACCGGAAGTCCTGTTTCAGATATAAGAGCTAAAATATTTAAAAGAGAAAAGGATAGTTTAATATTTACTGATTATACTTTAAAAGAAACTTCAACCAATACAATATCTGCTTCTTCATTAACTGCAAGTTATGCAAGTTATACATTCAATTTTAGTGGTAATGCTTATGTAAATGGAGATATTTTAATTGCTTTAGAGTCTTTCAATGAAACCGTAGGAGATATTTCTAATTATGTTGTTTTAAAAACAGACAACGCAAATCCTATAGCTAATGAAAATTATATAGCGACAATAAGTGGTGTTACAACTCTTTTCACTAATTATCCAAACGATGATTTTTGGTATCAATTAACTTATACTGTTGAAACCAATGGAACACTTAGAGCTTTAGGATCTTTATTAGGCACTATCAATGGTGTCACAACAAAAAATGCTGTTTTAACTGCTGTTGATTTAGGAGGTATATTAGGAACCATAAACAACAATGCCACCACTTTAGGTGTATTGACGGCTAAAGGCTCTCTTACTGGGGCAATCAATGGCACAGTCACAGTAACGGTAAGTTCCATTACTTTAAAAGTGGATGCCAATATTAATGGTGTTGCTACGGTTACAGGTCTATTGCATGCAGATGCCAAAGCTTTTGGAACATCAAACGGAGTTGCCACAACAACTTCTATATTGACCGGTTTAGGAGATTTGTCAGCATCAATAAACACTTCAACCACAACTGTAAGTGTTTTAACTGGAAAAGCATCTCTGATAGGAATAATAAATACTACAACGACGACATTGAGCGATTTGACCAATGGCGTTACGATTCAACCAATAGCCGTAATCGTAAATGGTGTGGCTACGGTAAGTGGTATTTTGACTGCAAATGGAACGCTTCAAGGTATAATCAATGCAGTCGCAACTGTTGATGGCACAGCTTCAGCAAGAGCCGATTTGTTGGGTGTAATCAATATCACAATTACCGTAACAGGAACGTTGTCAGCTAACGGTGAACTAGCTGGAGCTTCAAACGGTATTGCTTCCACTTCAGGACTGCTGAACAGTAATCTACAAGGTTCGGTAATAGTAAATACCACAACACTCACAACAGGTACACTTACAGGTCAAGGGGCTCTTTTAGGGGCTTCAAATGGTATTGCAACCACAGATAGTTCTTTATCTTCGACACAGCTTATTGCCGGTATTATAAATGGTGTAGCCACAGTATCGGGCACACTTAGTGCAAATGGTGTATTGGCTGGCAACTCAAATGCTTCAGCAACTACAAGTGGAGTATTGACATCTAATGGTTTATTATCAGGAGAGTCCAACGGTGTCGGTTCTACCACGAGTGTATTAACAGCTATTGGAACATTATCGGGTTCTTCTAATGGATTAGCTTCTCTTTCAGGATTATTAAATAGTAATTTACAAGGTTCCGTAATTGTAAATACAGACTCTTTAGTTACAGGTACTCTTACCGGAAGTGGTGCGTTACTTGGAACAAGCAATGGCTTGGCTACTACACAAGGAAATTTAGTTGGTGAAACATCTATAAGTGGAACAATAAACGGAAGTGTTGTAACGAGCGGAACATTGACAGCCAAAGGAAGTCTTGTTGGCATAATCACAACAAGTACAACTGTACAAGGTCTTCTTATTAGTAATTTTATGTTTGGAACTTCCGATGGAGTGGCAACAGTCCAAGGAACGCTTACAGCTAATGGAAGCCTTTTAGGTGTTTCAAATGGAACATCGATACTTTCAGGTCTATTGAACAGTAATCTTCAAGGCTCTGTTATTGTAGACACATCCACGCTTACTACGGGAACATTGACCGGAAGTGGAGCTTTAGTAGGAACGTCTAATGGTTCTGCTACTACGCAAGGAATATTAAGCGGACAGACATCTATTGTTGGAATTATAAATGGTGTAGCTTCCACAAGTGGAACATTAACAGCATTAGGTAATTTATCAGGTTCTTCTAACGGTGTAGCCACGGTACAAGGAAATATAATAACCGATGCGCTTAACGGAACTTCAAATGGAGTTGCAACCGTTCAGGGCATATTGACAGCTAACGGTTCTTTAGTTGGTCAATCTAATGGTTCTACTACTGTTCAAGGTGCTCTTGTTTCAGATGCAATGCTTGGAACAAGTGACGGAATAGCTACAACACAAGGTACATTAACCGCAAACGGTTCATTAATAGGAGTTGTAAACACTACAACAACAACACAAGGTACATTAAACGCTAAAGGTTCTCTAGAAGGAACTTCCAACGGTTCTGCGACAGTACAAGGTGCTTTGATCAGTGACGCAATGATTGGAGTTTCCAATGGTATTGCAACTACAAGCGGAACATTGACGGGCAACGGTTCGTTATCGGGAATTGTTCTTGGACAGGCCACAACAGATGGTAGCCTGATTAGTGATGCTATGGCTGGTGTCACTAACGGTACAGCCACGACACAGGGAACATTGACCGGTAACGGTACATTGCTTGGAACAATAAATGGAACAACAACAACATTAGGAGCTTTACAGTTAGGTTTATCTGGTACTATAAATACCTTAACAATAGTTTCAGGAACTCTTACAGCAATAGGGTTATTAAGTGGAGCTTCTAATGGTTCTTCTTCGACTTCAGGCGTATTAACTTCGTCTGGAGTCCTTGAAGGACAATCAAACGGAATTGCTACAGTTCAAGGAACGTTGAGTGCCAATGGTTCTTTAATTGGTGTTATAAACACATCGACTACCACACAAGGTATATTGGTGTCAAATGCTATAAACGGAACATCCAACGGAACGTCCATAACAAGTGGAACGCTTACGGGTCTTGGAAATCTTGTAGGTGTTGTCACAACCTTAACAACAACCCAAGGAACACTTAGTTCAAATAATTTAGCGGGAACTTCTGATGGCTCGGCTACGGTTCAAGGAACACTTACAGCCGCAGGATTTATAATAGGAGTATTAGAGGGATTGGCTTCAGGAGAAAGCTTATTGGATTTGAACGAACTTACGGGATTAGGTGCTTTAGGTGGTTCTTCAAATGGATCTACAACCTCTACAGCCGGAGTATTTTCTTCAGGTCAAATAGCGGGAATATCCAATGGTTCTAGTGACGCTATAGGTTCTACACTTACGGGTACAGGCGCTTTAGTTGGAGTAATAGAGAAAGAGCCAATTTATTTTGATTTAGCAGAAGGCTCTCTTATTGCCAAGTTCTTTGTATTTGATGAATCTTATGGAGAGACAATAGATATAAGAAACAAAGCCGTAGAATATATTGAATTCTTTATGGGCAAAGTTGGTAATCCAAACTTTGCTATGAGAGCTGAGATATGGTCATTAGATGGTTCAAGATTACCTCAATCTTTATTACAAGTTTCCACAACTGTAATTCAAGCCATTAATGTTCAAAGTGGAATATTATCTTATCAGAGATTTTACTTTGATACAATAGGTGCAAACTATAATCAAGAGGTTGGTATCGTTGTCCACATATTCAATCACACTGTTGGTGATGACGCAAATTATATAGAAAGGATTTATGGCGATCAAAACCATTTCAAAAAAGGAAATATACTCTATAATTTCACAGGTGCTCTATGGAGTGAAAATTTAGATCAAGATATAAACGGAGCAATACAACTTGTCAAATCTGTTAGTGGAAACATTTCAGGTACAATGTATGGCAACGTCTTCGGAACAACTACTGTAACCGGAACATTAAATGCGAATGGAGTATTATCGGGAACGATAAACGGAGATTCTTCGGCTATAGGCATCCTGTCAAACCCTCTAGTTGGAAACGTATCAGGGGTTTCAACTGTGACAGGAACGCTTATAGGAATAGCTAATTTGATTGGTGATTCTAACGGAACTGCAACTGTCATTGGTACTGTTTTAAGCGACGGAACCATGCTTGGCGAAATCAATGGCAGTTCTTCTGTTAGTGGAACTCTTTTGGGCAAAGTTCAAATGGAAGGCAATACAGATACGCTTTCCATTGTAACAGGAACATTATCAGGAATAGGAAATCTTGTAGGAACTTCCAATGGCTCATCTACTGTAACATTAGAAAACTCAGGTTCTATAGGAACACTTGCGGGAATTATAAATAGTGTTACAACTGTAACGGGCAATATATCCTATCAAAGTGGAGCAAGTTCAAATGGTTCTACAACGACAAGTGGAACGCTTACAGCCATAGGCTCTCTAAGTGGAACGTCCAACGGATCTACAAGTACTCAAGGAACTTTCCTAAGTCCTATAGCTGGGGAAAGCAATGGTTCTACTGTTGTAACGGGAACGCTTAATGCCAAAGGTGTACTTGAAGGAGTTATAAATGGATATGCAGTGACTTCTGCAAGGGAAACAGGTATTGTTTCTATTTCGGGAATTATAAATGGCTCTGCAACCGTAACAGGTTCAATATATTCAAAAGGCACATTGATAGGTGTTATCAATACTTATAGCCAAACATCTGCAACGATTGTTCCCGATGTTGATTATGTTGTAAAAATATCAGGAATATCTAACGGTAGTTCAACGGTTATAGGCTACATGTCAGACCAAGCTTCAGGTTATATGGATACTTCATGTTTCTATGAAGTCATATATTTGGAACCGACATGTTATCCTGTTGAATATGAGTATGAAAAATATTATGTAAATTATAACTGTAAAATTTAGCATTATGGCGAAAATGAAAATAATAAGAGTTCACAGAGACGAAAGCGATATTTGCTTTGTGATTCGATTTCCAAAAGGGAAAACCATTTTGGATATACAAGACATCAAATTTCTTGTGAAAGAAAAAGACGATACAGCTCTTCCTAGTGCTATCATTACAAAAACTAAAAGCGGTGGAGATATTACATTATCGGGAAAAGATGTAGCTAAAGTAAAGATGAATGTCAGTAATTACAATAACATTGTTATAGGAAATCTTTATAGATCAGCTTTATTTGTCAAGTGGACAGGCAATACGGATTTTGATGAAAACGTAAAATATTTGTTTGATTTTCAGACAAAACAAAACTTTGATAACGACAATTAAAATGGGTAAAAAAATAAAAAATGCAGTTAAAAAAGTCAAGGAAGGAGCAATAGTTCCGGTCATTGACTTGGTTCTGGGTAGGACCATGAGCAAAAAGCTTATGGTCTTTATGATTGCTTCAGCATATTTAATGGCTAAATATCTACAACCTGACCAATGGGTCACAGTTGCAGAATGGTATATAGGAGGACAGGCCGCTGTTGATGTAACAGAAACAATAGTACAAAAGTTTAAGCACCAAAAAACGAATGTGGAATCTGACGAAGAACTACGATAAAATGAGTGATGAACAGTTGGAAAAATTGGCTACGGGCAACTATGTTGCTGTGCCAAAGTGGGAATACTATTTAAAATACATAACATTGTTAGGTGTTGTTTATTTGATATTTTATATTGGTTCTTGGACAAAAAACCAAGAGGCAACAATGTTTAATCATTTAAAAAATGATGATGAGCATAGAACTTTAAAGGAAGCTCAAAAAGAATTTATCACAAGACGTGAATTTGATTTGACACTTAAAAATATTGAAGGAAGTTTACAAACAATTAAAAACGAAATAAAAAGATGAACCCCGAAGAAACAAGTGAGAATTTTATCCATTTTAAAGTCCGAACATTTATTGGGATTGTAGGGGGGATGGTCATAGGAACCAATGTCGTCAATACGGTATTGAGCGATATAAAACAGAATGAAGAAATGATTCAATATAATGCAGAAGCAGAAGATAGAAGAAGACAGCATCTTGAAAAACAGTTTGAATACAAACTTCAAATAATAGAATTAAAAGAAGACCTTAAAAAATGTAAAGAACAATGACAAATGTAAGAGCATTTACAGACAAAGAACTTTTAGGAAAAGTTGAAGAGATTGGAGGAACCATTCCAAATGAAGGTTCCAAATATCTCATCATAGGCGTCAGTTCGTTAAAAGATGAATACAACATCTTTGATGACAAGTTTTATGTCTATGATGGCAAACGTTTTATCATGTCAAGCTCTGGAACTACCAATGCCGGTTCTACAGCACTAAAGACTTTTGATGAATACAAACTTGAAGGTGCTGCTGTTTGGAAAACAAATATGTGGTATAAAGACCTTTATATCCCAGGAAAACATAAAGGGAGAATGAAAGCTTTAAGGCAGAACGAACCTATCTATTATTATCGTGATTCTGATAGAGATAACAAAGCTGAAGAACAAGGTAAACTTCATTATGGTATTATCTACGCTAATATGCATGGAGTCGATTACAATCCATTTAGCAATAAAATAGGAAGCAACATCGGTGGGTGGTCTTTTGCTTGTCAGGTATGGAACAGAATGAGCGATTATCGATTGATGATAGACGCTACTTGGGAACGAAACAAAGCGGTGGATTACGCTTTATTAAAAGAATGGTAACAAATGAAAAAATCTTTTAAAACATTTTTCCAAAAGAAGGACATTAAAGAAAAAAGAGATGAAAATTTTCTTGCTTCAGCTTGGTTTGAACTATTTAATAAAGGTAAAAAACCAACAGAAATTCAAGTGTCAATGTTTATAAGAGATTATCACAATAGAGAATTAGATGAACGCGAAAACAAGAAATTTATTGATTGGCTTAACAATCGTAAGCATTAGCACATTTGCTTATTTTGCATATATAGCTATTGATGATGATTACAAACAAAAAATCAAAGCAATAGAAAAAGAACGTGACTCATTGGAAATGGAAGTCGCAAAGATTGAATATAGATATGATAGTCTTGAAACAATTAAAAAAAAAGTGATATGGCGTTATAAAGAAACTGAAGAACAATTAAAAAGTCAAGAAAATGAAACAAACAATATTCCTGGTCTTGTTGCCACTTACCCTAATAGTAAGCTCGACAGCATACTCACAAATTACAGGTTTAGACCGAGAGCAAAAAATACAGATAGTATCAGGTCTAGAGAGTTATGGAGCAATACTGATTGAGGTAGATTTAACGCAACAACTTTTAGGACAGTGCAATGAAATAAACAGATTGCTTGAAGAACAATTAAAAACAAAAGATGAGATTATTGACAACCTTAAAAAACAAATTGAAGGCTATCAAAAAGAGGTCAATATTCAAGATGATGAAATTCGCAAACAAAGAAAGAAAAACCTTGTAACCGTTGCTGGTGGCGCAGGACTATTAATATTATCACTAATTTTGAAATAATGGCAATAACAAAATTTAAAATAACTAGAGCACCAATTAGAGCAACATTGGAAATCGCTTCTGTTTCTGTTGTTGTAGGACAAGAATACCCTATATCTCAACAGGCTCAAATGGTTGCAAAAGTTACAAATGTTGGTGTTCCTTATGATGATTTTGGTTTTAGATTAGGAAATTCAAACAATATTTGGAGCGAAGAGTTTGATTGTACGATTAATGTAAATGTGGATGGAGTAAGTCCTACTGTTCCTTTTCCGGTTATGAACCATTATCATTATCTTAATCAAGATGCGAACATTGATTTTATATGGTCTTTTAATGATAGTACGGATAGAATAAGATTTACACAAGCCGTAGCTCCTCAATATGGAACGTTAAGAATAAATGGTTTGAACATGATTCTTAATAAAACATATTTCCTTTACGAATTTATAAAAGTTGTTTGGCATTCGGAATATTATGGAATACTTCAAAATGTTTCTTGTAAATTAAATTTTCAAGTTGGAAATGTAAACGAATGGTCTCCTGAATATGAACTTAATTTTTATTCATCTGCCAACATGATTGGTGTTATTGATATGTTACCATTAAATGATACTGAAGAACCAGACGGAACATTAACCCCTGTAAATGCTACGGGAACATTAACAACGGCTTAAAAAAGATATTATGAACCTTAATTACGAAGAACTACACATATTTTTTGAGGGAATGAAAATCTCTCGGGAACAGCATGCCGAAGAAAATAAATCTTTTGAGCTTGGTGTCAATGGTCGTTTACATTCCAGAAACGGAAAGCTTTCTTATTCTTCAATAAAAGGAACAATCGAAGTTTACAATGATCCAAACATTGTCAAATATCTTGGGTACTTTGCTTTTTTTGATGAATTAGCCTTACTTGTAAAATATGATTCTAGAGTCGTAGGTGATAGTACCGTAATCAATAATGAAGCAATTTTTGGAGATGATGTCGTTATCAATATTCCTTTTGGTGGAGTACAATATAATTTCACAAACGAACTTACTTTAAACGCTAGTGAAGAAATAACAACCATCAGTGTTCCTATTCTTCCTGAAGAACTGTCTCCATTACAAAACAATTATGACGAAACAGTAGTAGGCGAAACAATAGATTTAAGCAGTTATTATACTCTTGGAAGCTCCAACGTACCCGACTATGAAATTTGTGACACAGGAGGGATTGATTCCGTTCCTGAGTACAATAAAGAATATGCAGACGCAATCATTGTTTTGACAAAAGAAGACAACAAAACTTTTGCTGGAAGAATAGCTTGGCTTGGAAACATGAATTGGGATATCAATAGAAAAATAACAACTGTTGGTATCTATGAAAACAACTATTACAAAAGAGTTTATTTCACAGACAACCTAAACCCTTTAAGAGTATTCAATTTAAAAGACAATAGTCTTAATTATAGGGTTGCCGATGAGTTTTCAATAAATCAAAAATCAACATTATTACAGCCTTATGTTTTTGAAATAAACGATAATGGTTCAATCAAGGCAATGAGTGTTCAATATGCCTATCTTTTGATTACCGAAAACGGTCAAGCAACTCCATTCTCTCCATATTCTGAACTTCAATTAATAGTTAAAGATTCAGATGATTATGATTTTGCTGGTGGTGAAGTAGAAGAAAAAACAAGTAAAGCAGTAAAAATAAAATGCCCTGTTATTTCTACTCTTTATAAAGAGATACAAGCAATAGCCATAGAATACGAAGCTGATACTATCCCTACGGCAATAAGAAATCTTGGCAAAAAAGACGTTTCTGAAATTGTTGAATTCATACATACAGGAAATGAGTCTGAATATATTGAAAATATCACATTAGATGATATTATTGAGACCGATAACATTTGGACATACTGCAATGATATTACAACTAAAAACAACAAGCTTATTGCTGCGGGATTAAGAAACGAACCATATACTTTACAAGAAAAATACATTTCAGATCTGTTTCTTTTTAAAGGTTGGGATATAAATGGAAACACTCACAACTCATTAATAAATCCAGAGCCACAGACATATGACCATTTTGACCCAACAAGTGTAGAGCAATCTCTTTATTTGAAAAAACAATTATTTATAAGGTTCTTGTTTTTTGGAAATACAACACTTACTTTAAGAAACAAGACTATACCTGATTCAGAAAAAAGCATTGTCTTTACAAGCAGTTCTGACCAATACATAGAGTATATTGACAAAGTATTTGATTGGCTTTCAGGATTGGATTTGACGGACTTTCCTAATTTAAGTATAGTAAGATCAAACAAATCAATTCTTTTCACGCCTGTTGACGAACTTTTAGAAACAGATTTTTCAAACTATATATTTGAAACTTCTGTATCGCAAGTCATTATTGATTTTGATAACGAGTGGGCTATAAAAGAGCCGGCTATAAACGTTGGCAACTTGATTTATGGTGCACAAAGCTATGGTTACAATAGAGGCTCAGGAATCAGGATTTCTTGGAAAGAAGTCAAAGAACCTATATTAAAGGCTTCTCCCGAACTATATGTCGATGGACCAATATTAGACCTACAAACACCTTCTCTTAAAAAGACTTTTGTAAAAGACGAGATATATAGGATTTCATGTCAATTTTTTAAAAGTGGAACACCGTTGTTTGCAATAGTATGTGGAGATGTAAAAACCCCAAAGATTGGAGCTGTAAAAAAATATTTAAGTAATTCAGGGAACCCTGTGATTACTTCAGAACTATATTCAAATCAATCTGAGCTTACAGAAATCAATTCAGCTGGAGACGTTGAAATAAAATTACTTGTACATAGATTGGAAATGATTTGTGAAGTTAGAATTCCTTGTGAGTTTAAAGAACAAGTAGATTCATTTCAGATACAATATGTAGAAAGAACAGAAAACAACAGAACTGTATTGGCTCAAGGAATTTCTGCTCCATTAGTAAGATTAGCTTCATTCAGAAATCCTAGTCAAGCCGGTATTAATTTTGCACCAAACGTTTATGATAAATGGACTTTACCTTTTAATGGTGGCCCATTATATGGAATTCATGGATTGTTACAAGTTTATGATGCAGCTGGTTTCGGTGAGAATTGGAATGATATTGAAGATTATCGAAATGAATGGGATGATAACCAAGCGGTCAAGGATCGGGTTATGCGTAGAGAAATTCCAAATAGAAGAATGTTCTATTTTGATTCGCCTGATATGATTCATGGTAGAATATCTGAAAAGAATATAGCCAATGGAAAAATACAAGTATTGGGAAGACTTAATACAGACCATACACAAAATTTAATAAGGAGTAGATATCCTTATGACGGACTTTCGGGTGGTGGTATTTTTAGTGGCGGACACCCAGAAGAAGGAATTCACAATCATTATGAGCTTACAAGACAAGAAGATAAAGAAGTTGAGGTTTATAAAGAACTTTCTTTCTCTAGAAAAATTGGATATACTGAATTAGCTGGAGTAGAAACTAAGAAACCTTGGACTGTAAACATTAGTATATTTTCAAAGTTTCAACATTATTCAGCAGAACATACTGTTGAAAAAGCAAGTGAACTTTTAAATAAAGGACAAATTATACCAAGTGCTGTTTTAGGAACTTCTTTTGAGTCCGTAAACATGGCATTGACTTTATTTGCCCAACACGCTTACAACAGTAGTTTATGGTTTGGTGGTTTTTATAGTGATCGTAAAGATGTTTTCAGAAGTGAAACTGGTCAGTCATCAAATCAAAGTGAAGGATATCCAACAGTATTTATTCGTGCAAATGACGATGTTTTTACAAATGATTTAATAGGGGAACATGTAACAGATCCTATTTATGTGAAAGCCCACACACACGAAGGGAATGCCAAAAACGTTGATATAAATGGATTGGTTGGAAACAATGGTGGATGGGTAGGAGTTCCAAATACGGACTCTCATGCTCTTATAAATATAAAGATGAACAATGAATCTAGTATTTATGGAGGAAGAAACAAATATGCTTTTTCACAAAACATATTCATTCCACTTTCAAAAGTAATACCAACAGCTGGAGCAACAGCGAGTAATCAAGCTCAAAGGTTTACTGTTCAAGGAGATTTTTATACATCTCTATATCTTAGGACTAAAAATGACTTTTCAAATATATTGGATCCATTACAACATAAAATGTATCAAGACAACAGTCATGGTGGTTCTCATGGAAAACATAGTGTTACAGATTGGAACAGAGGTGGTGCTTGGGCTTACGGTGTAGTTCTTGAAACAGAGGTGGAATCAAGACTTTCAGGAGAATATCGTTTTTATAGAAGCGATGGTTCGGTTGATTTTAGCATTACATTGGCAGAGCTTATAAATTCAGCTTATTTTAAAAAGAACAATTTAAGAATTTACAATTCCGTTCCATGGAACTTCAAAGACGATCCATTGCTTACCAATATATTGTCAGCTTCAAAAACAAAACTGAATGGAGATATATTTGATGCCTGGACAAAGTTTCTTTTAAATGAATTCTATGAACTTGAAAAAGCAAAAGGTATCATTACCAATGTTACAAATTGGGGCGATGAAATTTATGCTATCCAAGAATTTGAAAGCAACAAAGTAAATATTGATACTTCAGACTTTATAACAACTGAATCAGGTCAAAGAGTTTCTGTTCAAAAAGGAGCTGGACAGACCTTTACTTCACATGAAAAAATAAGTGATTTTGGAACGTCAATAAGACGAGCTCTCGCAGAAGGAGAATGGGGTTTCAGTTTCTTTGATGAATACAATAAAGCTTTCATTAAAATATCCAAACCATTAAGTTTGGAAAAAGAACTTCAGCAAAAGCTTCAGGAACTTTTTAATGATGACCCTATCATAGATACTGAAGGCTATTATGATACAGAATACAAAGAGACAAATATCCGTATCAGGACTAAAGGTGGAAACACTTATATGCTTTCATACAATGAGCTTCTTCAAGTGTTTAATGGTTACATTGAATATGACAATGATATTTATATCATGTTTGATAAAAGAGTTTTCTCTCCTATAAGTGGAAATAAAACTACAACGGTTATATGTCCTTCAATTACAAGTTCTCTGAATTTAGATTTAGATGTTGGTGAATACTTCAATTATCAGATAACAGCAGACAATGAACCTACGTCTTATGATGCTGTAGGACTTCCTTCAGGTGTTTTAATAAACAAGAATACTGGCGTAATCTATGGAATCATAGATACTGCGGGTACTTACAATATTGATATTTCTGCAAGTAATGAATGTGGAACAACTCAATTACAAATTCAAGTGGCTGTAGTTGGATTGGCACCTATAATCACAAGTGCTTGTTTTGACCCTGTTCAAGCGGGAAATGCTTTTTCTTATCAAATAGTAGCTATAAACAATCCAACAACATTTAATGCAAGTAATCTTCCAGCCGGATTGACAATAAGTCCAACGGGTCTCATAAGTGGAACTTTACCGATTAGTGGAGGAACATATACAGTTACAATGTCGGCTACAAATGCTTTCGGAACAGGAACCAAACAATGTTCTCTTGTTGTTGAAGTCGTTGTTACTAATTGTGATAAACTTGTTCAAACAGGCAATCAAGGTTCTTTCTCATATGTAATGCCAATAGGTCAAGCTCTTGGAACTACTGGATTTAATAGAAACAATTTTAGTGTTCCCGTAAGGTTTAGATTGGAATACAATGGAGTTATAGTTGCAGACAGTAAATATGTAGGCTATAACAATTATGATGGCTTATTGTTATCAGAGGGCATAGATCCCGCAGACATTAATACAGCTCCTAATCCCGGAACAGGTGTAGGTCAAATTACTTTCCGTAAAGTGACCGCAGACCCACAAGAAGTTACCGTACATATTGATGCTCCATTATCAGGTTCTTTTTGGAATGTTAGTGGTGTATGTCCTGTCGCTGAAGAAAAAGTAGTAAATACATTTGTAAGATTAAATAGTTGTCAAACAGAATGGGTTATTTATGTCAAATGTCCAGCAGGGGAAACAAGGCAAGTACATTTTACAGCCACATTTGCAACAGGAGGATCTTATTCAACAAATGTTGTTCAAGTTGGAACACAGATAGTTTCTGATACTGTTGATGTTATAACAGCTGATACAGAATATACAGTTGGAGTTGATGGAAGTAATTCAAGTGGAACTTTAGCAGAAAGCTCTATATTAATACAGCTTAAAGATGCTACGGGAACAACCGTAATCCACCAACAGACATATAAGCGAAATCATGGACCAAATAAATGTTAATAAATGGCAGTAGACACAATTAAAATACAGAGCGATAGCCTTCATGAACTTAATGTTGGAAAATACTTAAATTTGTTTAACAAGCAAAAGACAATGAAATTAGGTTTTGTCGCAAATGACCAACCTAATACCATTAAGATTTTTAAACATATACAAATGGTATTAAGTATAAAATACCCTATCAAAAGTATCTGTATTAAAACATCTAATGACCAAGAAAGACTTGTTACAGGAGACCATATGGTTTACAGAATTCGAGAAGGTATGCATTCCGTACCTTTGAAAAATCCTGGGGATTGGGCAGACTTAAGAGGAAGTTGGGCTTATATAGAAATAGAAATAGAATCAATCGATGATACAAAGATTGATTTGTTTTCAGTAATCATGCATTTAAGACAAAGTATAATATAATGGGACTAAACAATTTTTACGATCAGGCAAAGGCGGTCAATTACAATCTAAATGTAAAACCCCCAAAAAACAAACAAGAGTTGTACAACAATACATCTCAACAAAGTTTTTATGATGATGGTACTGATGCTTTAGAGCAAAGGCTTATTGAGGGATTTCAAAATAAATATCCCGAACAAGAAACTGAAGAAAATTCAGGGAACAAAGCATTGGATGAGGCTGCGAAAATTCAGCAAAGGAGAGACAATAGAGAAAACAATATCTACGATAGGTTTCAGACCAGAAACATGAGAGACATAGAACGCATAAAAAACAATCCTGATAATACAGAAAGGATTAAAGCGAGAATGGATCGTAGAGCCGAAAGATTTAAAGAAAGAGCGGGTAAACGAGCTGAATCAGCTGCAAACCAAGATATAGATCCAAACCAAGAAACACTTGGTGGAAAAGCTATGGGAGCGGGAATATCTGCATTACAACAAGCACCTAGTATAATCAACAACCTTTCAAGTGATGTTGAAAGTTCTCAAGAAGCCGTTGGAAGAACTCTTTCTCTTGCTTCGAGTGGTGCTCAAATAGGAATGAACTTTGGTCCTTGGGGTGCTGCGGCTGGAGCTGTTATAGGTGCGGGAGCCGGTATCATAGCCAATAAAGATTGGAGAGGAAAAATAGTCAGAGCTGAAAACAAACAACTCATGACAGAGTTAGGAGACGATATGGCTGAAAGACAGCAAAACTATTTTTTGAACAAAACACAAGACCAAATAGCAGCTGAACGAAACATATACTCTAAATCACTAGGATATTCTTAATAAAACATAAAGACCATGACTGTAAAAAAAATAAACTCTAACTATAGAAAAATCATAGACAATATGAAACTTTCTATGCCTGTTGCCGAAGCGGGTCCAAAAGGTTATCAGGCGATGAACGATGACACTTATGCCATGGGAATGTATCAGTTTGTTCCTTATTGGCATTTAGATGATATGAGAGAGTTTGCAAAAGCAACTGACAGCATCTATATTGATGAATCTCAAATACCAACTAAAGCTGAATTTGAAAAGCTTAGAGCTAGTAAAGACTCAGCTAAAGTAAAAGCTATGTTACAGCCTATATTGGACAGTACGGCTTTTCAAGACGCTTTCTTTGATAACTATATGGTCGATGTTATTGATGAAGCACAAATACAGTACAATAAATACGGCAAAAAAACAGGTTGGTCTTTAGAGGGCTTTGTTGCACTCAATCATCTTGAAGGAATAGATGGAGCCAAAAAAAGGCTTAAATCAAGCGAAAAAAATCCCGAAGTATTAAATACTATCATTAGTGAAACAAACCCTGTTACAGTCAATGATTATGTCAGCAAACATACAAATGCGATTGAGAAAGCGGGTGGGAAGCTTAACGCACCAGAACAATTTGATTTGGAAACAGGCGATGCACTAAATCCCAACAGAGAAAAAGAGTACAAAACCTTAAAGAAAAGATATGATGCAATAACCAATAACAATGAGATGTCTGATGAACAGAAAGCTTCAGCTCTTGACAATGTTTACAAAGACATCAAATCAATAGGTTTCCAAGATGAGTTTACAAAAACTCTTCAAGAAGAAAATGAAGTTGACCAAAAAGCTTTTGAGGATTTCAAGAACGCAAAAACAGCTGGAGGAGTAGTCCATAAAATGGTTCAAGAAGACATGATATTGCGTGATGGAGACAGACAAAGGACTGTAAGGGAAAGCAATAAAAGTTATGACCAAGATGACACTTATTATATCCCTGTCAATCGTCATAAAGATGTTCATGATTTAATAGATGGATTGCCTCCTGAAGAACAAAAAAAGATAAAAAAAGCTTTGCGTTTAGGAACTAAAAATCCTTCAGGAAAAACAAGAGTAGGTTTTGGTACGTCAGCTCTTTTAAAGCAAGAGGGCTTTAAGAATTTCTTAAAATTGGCTGATGATGAATATTTAAAAATAGAAGGAAAAAATCTTTATTTCGATCCTAAGATTATAAGGGATAAAGATGGAAATATTCAACGTACCAACGATGGAGAGAATATAGGATATACAATCAATGTCAAAGATGATATTAAGAATATCCAAACTCCTGATTGGAAAGAGAACAAACATTATGTTCCTGACTTTGAAAAAATAAAAACAAACGAGCAAGTCAGAGAAGAAGCCGAAGCAAAAGTTGCCAAAGAAACAGAAGAAGAAACAGGTGTAACTACCACAACCGAAGACACTGGTGAAGCCAAAGCAAATGTAGCAACAGGAAACCTAAAGAACTTAACAGAAGAAGAACGTCTTAAATATGAGAATGATTATTTCTCTAATTTCTTACAACAAGAAACTATAGACGTTCCCGATAGTTTTGAATATGATAAAAGAAGTTTTAAAAAGGAAATTCCTTTTGAAGCTATCGGTTATGGAGCTTTAGGTTTAATCGGTTCTGGAGAGGCAAAGACCGAAGATCCATTAAGAGACGAAAAAGTTTCTGAAGCAATAATCAATCTTGCAAAAACTCAAAAAAGAATATCTGAGTTGGGATTGAAGCCCGAAGAAGAAGCATTGATGAAAAAGAATATCAATGACAATTTTAGATTTGGAATGGATAACTTGGTTCGTTCTTCAGGAGGAAACAGAAATTTGGTTCAAGGTGGTCAAAATGCATTGAACAAAAACAGATTAGAGGGCATTGCCAATGTTTCTCTTGCTGACGTACAGACAAGACTTGAAGGACTTAAACAGTATGGAGATACACTTCAGTACATTGAAAACTTTAATACTAATAGAGACATTGCAAATCATGGTATCAAATTACAAAACGCAAGAGAAAAAAGACAAGCTGGACAAGCTTTAGCGGCTAGTGGTTTTACTTCTATGATAGAAGAATTTGCATACCAAAAGAATAATGGTCCGGGCAGTGCCAATCATATGAAAAAACAAGCCGACCTTTACGAATTGTTAGGCTATGTGCCAGGGGCAAATATTGAAGCGGGAAAACCCGGTTCTTATGAATACAAAAGACAACAAGAGCTCAATATAGCCGAAAGCAATAAAAAAGCCAATGTTGAAAACGATTTGAATGCTAAAGTTAGAAATAGGATTGAAAGTATGTCAAGAGAAGATTTCAGTAAATTTCAAAGAGATGGTGGTTTTAGAACTTTAAAAGAAGAAGGTGGTAGAGAACGATTTTTAGGTATTGACAATCCACAAGTACAACAACAAGTAGAACCAATAGAAGAACAGCCACAAGAAGCAAGTAACCAAAGATATCGATCTTTGGGATTTAGTTTTTTAGCTTAAACAATATAATAAAACAATAACTATGGCAACAGTAGGACAAAGTGCAAGTTTTTTAGGTTTAACCCATAGACCCAATAAACAAGCACAGGCACAAGCAGATTTGCAGACTCTTGATTTAATGGTTCAAAGAAAGAAAGAAGCCGAAGCTCAAGAGCAACAGGCCGCTTTAGTTGAACAACAATACTATGATAGATTGCGTCAAGAGGCAGATAAATTGTTGGCTCCTGATAGAAAAAGAATAAATGAAAAAGCTAAACAAGTACAAGCCAGTGTTCGTGAAAAAATCAAACTGTTCGGTGGTTCTCGAAAAAAGTTCATGGCAAACGGTGGTTTGAGTATGATTGGTGGCTATAGTGATCAAATATTGGATTCTGAAGAACTTGCAACCTACAGAGCCAATAAAGAGAATATGGTCAAACTACTTGACATAAAAGAGAAAAATATGGGTCATAGGTTGAGTGCAATAGACCAAGCCAATCTTGAAGCTTATCAAAGAGATGGCTCAGGAAAAGTGAGCTATAGTGGTCTAATGAACGAAATAGATATACCGGATCCTGACACTGAATTGTTTGGCAAGAAAATGACAGCTGTCGATATTTATAAATATAAAGAGAATTTCCAAAAACTTGTTGCAAACTATCAGTTGGAACATCCTGACGTTGATTTAGAAAAATTAGATCCTGACCCAGCTGAAAATGCTAGAAAACTAGAACAAAAAATGCTTATCTACGCACATACAAAAGGATATGGTGGTGTTGGTAATAGAATATTGCCCCAACAAACAGATAGGACAGGACGAAATACAAAAGGAACTGATGCTACTAAACCTAAATCAGCTGGACATACAGTTTCTACAAGTTTAGCCCTTATCAATAGTTTACAGACAGAAAAACCTATTGATACTCTTAGCATAAAAGATTTTGAACAAGATGAGTTGATATCAGGAATGTTAGGCAATACAGAGTTTAAAGTGCAAGGAAGTAACGATGCAAGTTTTGACTCTATAAGAGGAGGCGGACTCGGTGG